ATATCTGGGAGCGAGCGGCGTGTCACCTGCTGCCCATTCCGCATATTCAACTGACGGATGTTTATGCACCAAACTCACCCGCCATAATCTTCAGCAGCGGATCGTCGCCTTCCTCGTCCCGGTCAGCTGCAAGCTCCCTCAGGATCTTTATCAGGGTCTGCGCTGTATTGTTGGCGGCAGTCGTTGTCTTGTTGTACTCCCCGATAGCCGGATGCGTATACACGTTCTCGCGGCCTTTGACGTACTCTTTTGTTACCAGAGTGCCGTCCGCCTCGATGACCTTTTCCAGTTCGTTCAGGATGTTGATCTGGACCAGGTACCGCTTGAACGTAGTCACGAACATGAAGTTCCCCTGAGCGCCGTAGTGCTCTGCTATCTCCAGTATCTTACCGGCTTGTGCTTCCAGTGAAGCTGTTCCTTGTGTCTTTCCCATGCTTAACCTCCTTCAAATGGCAGTGTCTTGGGTGTCCAAAAATTTTTGGGTGTCGATTCTGTGTAAAAAGAGGAGCGGCCGTACATCGCGCCCCGCCCCGCCCGCGTGCCCTCGCACCCAGGGGGTACTGCGGTTCACCCCGTGGCCTCCGCCGCCCGCTGTTCCTGTTCCGCTGCGATCGCCAACAGTTCGTCGCGTGGAATGTATCCGCTCTCTGCAAGCTCGTGGTGCATCGTGCAGAGTGATATGAGGTTGGACGGGTCAAGGCCCCGGTCAGGATCCTCCTCCAGTGGAATGATATGATGGACTGATATGTTAGTCCATGTCAGTTGTTGGTTCGTCAAATACAGCTGACGAAAGCAAACCTGACAAAGATTATTATCTCTGTCTCTGATCTGTCTGCTCAGCTTTGTCCATGCCTGCTTGCGTCTGAACGCTGCAGCTTCCGTGTCTGACTGTGTGCGGATCCTCCGTGGACGCCGGCCGCAGTCGTATCGGGCGTCGTGGATGCGGCCGCAATGATTGCATGACTTCAGCATAGTGTCCACTCCTTTGGTTACTTTTGGGCATAGAAAAAGCGCCAGCATTTTCATGACTGACGCTAATTCCGATAGGAGGTTTATCCTTAATACCCGATCTTAGCATAGCACGGATTGGGCATAGGCACAAGAGTGTCATCAGTTACATTTTGTGCACCTGAGTTACATTTCGTGCACTTTTGTACACCTCTTTTTAAATGTACTGGTATAATTTCTGCAGGGCAAAGCCGTGGACCTTCTGCACGTAGCGCTTGGTATACTTGATAGTGTCAGCTATCTCATCGAAGTCCCTGATTCCGTAGCCGTCCTTCAGTTGGATGTATCGAAGTGATATTACATCTCGTTCCACGCTGTCCAGTTCCTCCAGTGCTGAAGTAATCTCGAAGTATATATCAAACAACTGCTTCTTTGCCCTGATGACTTTCGACAGAACATTATCCCTCGATACCATCAGGTTACTGAGATCCGCGATGTTCCCGCTGGCAGCAGGCATTCCGTCGTAGGTGATGGCGCCGGCTGATTCCTGGATGGAAACCAGTTCAGCGTACTCCCCTTCCAGTCGCTGCAGGTTCAGTTTGGCTCTGCGGTACCTCCACAGCCATTCCTTGACTTCGGTGTTCGCCTGCTTCTGGGCTTCTGATTCATTTATCGTGATCGTTGCCATCGGTCTTCACCGCCTTCTCGATGATCTTGTCTTCTTCACGCTTGTAATGGTTATACTGGCGTTTCGACAGGATCAGGTATGTGGTCGGCTGTTCCAGTGCTGCGATCACAGAGGCAAGCACGCCAACACGCTCCTTTGGGATCTCATGAACCTGCGTCAGAAGCATGTATGCCTCCAGATCCGGAACGATCACCATGTTGGCCTTGTCCATGTCCAGCTGGTGGCGGATCATCGCCGCGTCAAACAGGCTCATCGCTGTTCACCGTCGTGCGGTCCACCATCAGGCGGTCGAAAACCTCGTAGTCTTCTGCCTGTGCGGTCTCGCAGTAGATCCTGTCAATGTTGTATTCCGCTTCCGGTATCTGGTGCAAGTTGACGTCCGCTTCCTTGTTTGCCAGTTCGGTTATCTCTTTCAAAAACTCGTCATAGTTCGGCGAATCCAGACGGACCACAAGCCTGCCGGCTTCCTCGGTGCCGTACCTGCGGAAGATGTTGTCACGCACTTCCACGAAGGCAGCTGCATCATCCCGGATCGCCAGCTTGGTCTTTGCGACAGCCAGACCTTCTTTCCCGGTCAGACCGGACAGCCTGGTCAGCGCCTCATACAATCTGCTGATATCTCCGTTTTTCAGTTTCATGATTCCATACCTCCTAAAGTAAGAACGGCAGTTTTTATCCGGAACTGCCAAACCGGGAACATAAGGAGAAAAAATGAAAGATGAAAAGTATGTGTTAAGGTTCCAGAATAGCGGGAACAGGATTTGAACCTGTGACCTTCGGGGTATGAACCCAACGAGCTACCGGACTGCTCTATCCCGCGATGATGTGCGGGACGGCCTTATGGGGAACCGCCCCGCGCCCCTGGTAGTCAGGGAGAAAGGAGCCATCATATGAAAAAAACATACCTCAGCAACTTCATTGTAGCACATGTCCGTTTTATTGTACAGTGATTTCTTCCCAATAATGCGGGATAGTCAGGTGCATGGTGCAGTTAGTCTTATCGAATACGCACCCCGTGCAGTCTCCGTCTTTGTTCCGGCAGTATTTCCGCAGCGTGTTGTAGGCGTCAACTGCTTCCTCATCGCTGATCTCCGTGCTTACGATCTCGATCATCTCTCTTCCACCCCCTCCCGTCACAGCGTGGATTGTCGTCCGGCTCGACTCGATAGCCATTGAAGTCGCAGATCCCGTCATCAAAATTAATGCAGTTCCCGCAGCGTTTCTTGTATTCGTCGGTCAAGTGAATCGCCTCCCTCCGTTGCAGTCGTCCGGCGGTTTCGGTTTTCCTTTGTTGTTTGCAGCAGCATTCAGGACCTGGATCCGAACCTTGTCCCATTCACGGTACAGGTCTGCCATGGTACTTTCTTTGGTTTCCAGGTACTTTTCGTCCGGTTCAGCGTTCTCAGCTTCCGGGAACAGGTGCCTCCAGACTCCCTTGACCGTGTTGTAATGCACCCCTGTCCGCCTTGCAACGTCCGCCAGAGACATCCCGGACCGCAGGAGCTCCTCCACTTCCTGCTTTTTCATTTCTGAGGCTTTCATTTAGTCGTCTCCCTTCCAGGCATCGTACAGGAGGACGAAGAAACAGATTCCAGCGATGACGCCCAAAATCTTAATCTCCCACATCGTTTTCCTCCTCAATCTGTTCCTTCAGTGCGTCCACTGCGATTCGGATCGCATCCGCAAGGTCGCCCTTGATATCTTTGGTGAGTGATTCCAGCATGTAGACTGCTTCCTGTTTGGTCATTTTTTATCGCCTCCGAAGCTGATGATCTCTGTTTTCGGGTGACCGCAGTATATGCACTCGTTGTCGAACCTGTAGAACTGTTCGCCCTTGTCTTCGAAGACTAAAGTGGACTGCTCTTTGGTCTTGTCGTATTTGTGGAGTCCGAAGATGCATCTGATTTTTCTCATTCTTCCCGCCTTTCTGCCGAAGCGCAGAAATAATCTCCATCAAGATATTCGCTCTCGTCAGGAAACCAGACATCGCAATATTTGCATTCACCACCAGTTGTCATGTGAGCAAATTTGCATTCTTTGCAGTGAATGATATCTGACGCTGTGGATGAGATAAAATATTCCTTCAGATATTGCGACATTACTTTCGGATTATATGTGCCATACCCTACATATGTTTCGCCGTTTTCGATGTATTTGATGGAATAATACGGTTTTCCCTTATATTCCTTATATGTACATAGTTCTGGGTCTGGATATTCCACAACCAATTCGACAAATGTTCTTGCGGATTTTGGATGTATCTCTGCCTGTGCATATTTACACAGAAGTGCATTATCCACGATGGACAAGCATCGTTTGTGGCAGTATTCCTTGATCTGTTCAAGTGTTGGCTCAGGCTGTATGGATGGCAGTGATTTCAATCGCTTTTCTAAGCCTTTAAATGACCCGCAAATCAAACCGTCATACCAATCCTTTGCTGCATCAATCGCCGCCTGTCTGCTTATCGGGTCATTTGTGTCGGGGACATCTTTCTCCCTCCGCTCTTTCAGTTCTTTCAACCATCCAGCAAGCTGTCTGTGTTTGGCGGCACATACAACGCACTCATCAGCATATTTATCCTGCTCCTGCAAACGTGCTTCATTTCCTTCATCGTATTTTAATTCTGCTATCTCTTCACAATGTTTAATCGCTTCTTCCAGTGTCATCACTCGTCCTCCGTCCAATCAATAGCCTGACCACATTTCTGACAATACAACCTTGTTGGATGCATGTTCCCTATCCCAGATAACTGTCTGCCGCAAACAGCACACCTTTTTGTCGAAGTTGTTATCCTGACTTTCTTCGGTATCTGTTTTTCCAGTGCTTCAAGAGCCATCTTTATACTCTCCACAATCACCGTGAAATCTATTATTCCAGGGTCATCATAAATCTGTAGCAATTTTTCAAGGTTCATTCTGGCTTCTTCATTCGTCATCTGTTTCTCTCCCATTCCACGGGCAGTCATTACATGCCCAGACATATTCCTGAGTCTCTTCGTCCCAGTAGTAATCGTCACCATATCCGGTACATTCATAGCAGCGGTCGTTGTCTTCATCTGGAATACTCATCATTCACTCTCCTGTTCCTCCACTCTCATCACATACTGCTTACCTTCATATTCAAAACGGCACTCCTTCTTGTTCAGAAGCAGAAAACCTATAACGGAATCTATGGCTTCTTTTGTGACTTCGCTCTTGTCTTTCCACTCACCATGCTTTTTAAACGTTCCTGCGTAGATTCCAAACACGCCCAAGCCTACATGATAATCACTCATCCTTCACCCTCCTGCTCCTCTGGCTTGTTCTGCTCATACACGCTCTTCAGGCTCTCAAGCATCTTACAGAGAACAATGTACTTCGCTTTGGTCTCAATAAGCTCGTCATACAATCTGCGCTTGATTTTCACATACTCACTCATCACTCGCCCTCCGCACCATTGAATGTCGCAACCTTGAGCAACGCCAAAATCCATTCCGCAGTTGCCCTCAACGTTTCATCTGGTTCTTGCCCCGCAGATCTGGCATAATCCCTAATCTCAAAAAGGATATGCGTTAAAAACTCCTGCTTACGCTCCTCTTCTGTTGGTTCTCTTAATTCTTCCATCCTTCGTCCTCCGCTTTCTCCCTGCACTTCCAGATTTCGTAGTATCCCTTTTTTCCTGACTTATACAGTTCATGAATTTTAAAAAACTCATCCATCATGTCAATGCAGTATGTTTCATCATCATCGCAGTCCTCATACTCCTTGTTCCATTTAGGACAATCTGGACAGATAAATCTCTGACATACTTCCCGGCATCCATCCTGAAAATCCTGATCGGACATTCCATCATCAGGATCTACATAGTCCCATATGGCAGATGCTACCCGACCACAGGACAGATGATTATGCCATTCAAATATCGTCCCTTCCCAGATGTTCTTTGACCATTCGTACTGTTCGCCTTTTTCGATGGTCTGCCCACAGTAGTCGCAGGTGTGCGATTTTCTGGCTGTTCTGATTTTTCTGTCAAGCTGTTCGCTCATTCGTTCACCTCACAGTTTTCCAGTCCGTGCATAGTCTGCTCGCATCTTTTCCAGATCGGCGCTGCTTACACTGTAACCACGGTTTATAGCAGGCTGATATTCGCCTTTTGCGATTCCGAAAGGCATTTCGACTTTTTTATCGAATACCCACAGATGATACACATCACATACATCCACAAGATTCTTGCGTTTCGGGTATACTTCTATAGCGAATCTGTTTTCTCCAAAAAGCGTATCCTTGATTTCCTGTTTTTCTGCCCATGTGAATCCGCCAGTGCCGTCACATGTGCCTGTCCCTCTGCTGATGGTTACATGCTCTATATTGCCGAATTGCGTCCGTATAAGCCTTGAACATACACAGATGTTGTTGTCATTATCTATCCAACATCTGTCCATATCCCCGTGCCATCCCGCACGGTTGCCACCTGTGTATAAGCCGAATTTGTCCTTCAGCAGTTTCGGCGGGACTCCTTTTATGAAATTCATCCACTCACCTCCCCCAGATAATCCAGTTCATAATCACGCATCTCCTGATCCGACAGCTGGCGGTCGTAAATCAGTATGTCGTGGTATCGTCCGGTCATGTCGTCCTGTCGTTCGATAAAGCCGTTCATTGGCTGACAGAAGGGCGAAAAGCCTCTGAGTCTCATTCCGTATTTGTGCATTTGTGCATTTGTGCATTTGTGCATGTGGTCACCTCTTCCTGTTCTTCTTCCTATAAGTTCTACGCGGGCCTTCTCCGTGCATTCGCAACCAGTTGTTTGATGGCAGTTTTCCATGTGTTATAAAATACAGCAATTCTGTACTCAGTCGGTTTGCTGTAAATTCAAATTCCTGTGGAGCCATTGTAATTGGATTCGGATCCCATGGATCTTCTAAGTAAGAATCATCAGAAATAATACTAAAATTCCTTACATCTCCTAATTTTATTTTCGTTCCATCTGGTTCCAGAACATAAATCTCAGAAAGTTTTTGTGATTCTTTTGGTGGCATTTGTTCACCCCTTTAAGTTGCGCTCACTTACTGTTAAGTTGCAGTTAAGTTTCCGGAATCACCTGATTCTCAAACTTCTTGTAAGCATCCAGATACCATTCTTTTTTATCGCCATTGTAAGTCAATTCGTAGTACATGCCATCAGGGAGCGTACTGGAAATCAGGTATTTCCAATTCTGCAAGACCTTGCATTTCCAGACTATATATGCTCCAAACTCAACAGTTGGATCTGACCAATCAAGATGCTCAGAAATGTAGTTCAATACTATGTTTATCGCTTTGTTATCCAAATTTATTCCTCCTCCTCATATTCCTGACACTGTGGCAAGAATCCTGCCGCTGTTAGTTCTCTGTCGCTGACTGTTATTGTGTTCAGTTTGCATGTATCATCATCGTCATGATTTTTACACGACTCGCAGTAGCAATAAATCATCCCATCACCTCACATCACGATATTATTATTGCTTCATATTCATCTTCCGTTTCGGGAAAGTATTCAACCTTACTTACCTTCACCTGATACAGTCCGATGCGGATGTAAACTTCCGGATTCCAAAGTCCGTCTGACATTTCTACGTCTTCAAGCTGTTCCATGAATGTTCCAATATCCATCCCATCACCTCAAATACAATAAAACCTGCCAGTTCTGGCTTTAAGCTGTTCCTCTGTCTCTCCCTGTGCGTTCAGACCGCATTTCGGACAGATTGCATTGGGCAGTACATTATCGTAATAATTCGCATCAGAATAGCCCCATGCTTCATACTCATATCCACACTTGTCGCACTGAAAAACTGCCTTGAAATCATTCCTGTATCTGTATGTTATGTTCTTAATTGTCATATCGTTTTACTCCTTTTATCTGTCTTACTCCGTAACTCCTCTGTATCCACTGACCTCGCACATCAGCTCATAAGCGTGTAAAATGTTCTTCAACGCCCGCAGACTATCCCATTCGGTGTCTTTCCGGATGGCCTCGAAAAGATTGCAGTCAATGAATTCCGCCACGCTGTAAGCCATCCCCGGATCAAGAATGCAAAGCGGGATGCTTTCGTCGTCCATGATGATCTCTTCGGGTTCTTCTACAAACTCTTCTGCAACCTCAGCTTCCGTCTCTTCAACAGCAGGCTCTTCCACCTTTTCCTGTTTTTTAGCATACCGTAATGCCCTCCCGTCTACTTTCTCGCCGTGATCCGCAAGCCACTGAGCCATCTCGGTTCTCGTGCATTCGTTCAGATCCGCCAGTACATCAATCTGTGCCTTCTGGTTCCTCGCTGTCCTGTAGCTGATTAAGATCTCATTGTCGCCCATGTTCATTTATCATACCTCCATACATTGTTCACTTTACGCCATATCCTCTGGTTACTGCTTCCCCTGTACAGTGCCGGAGGAAGGTCCTTATTGTACTTGCCGTCCACGATGACATCCAGATATTCCAGTACAGGATCATTAATGATATCCTGGAACAGATACCCCGTATACATCCAGATGCTCTTTCCTGTCTCTGCCTTCAGATGCTGGCATATCAGCCGTATTTCGCCCCTATTTGCCGGGAACATCGGGTCACCGCCCGACAGTGTCAGACCGTCAATGTGGGGCTTCTGGAGGCATTTTAGAAGGTCTGACAGCGTGTTCGTCGTCATTGTTTTGCCATACTTCGGATCCTGCAGGTCCGGATTCTGGCAGCCATCACAGTGATGGTTGCATCCGGTCACCCATAAGACCGTCCGGCAGCCTTCGCCGTTGACGAAGCTGGACTTTGTGATTTCTGCGTATCTCATGATTCGTCCTCCAGTTCACACAAGAACGCGCAGTTCGTACAAATATGCCATAAGTGCGGAAGCCCGCTCTCTTCATCAACCGATTTCGGGTCATCCAGATAAGCCATCAAATGGCGGAACAGGGCTTCGCGGTATCTTTGTGGCTCGACCTGCTTCCAGTTGTCAGGACCGCCGACAGGGTATTTCTCGCATCCATACCGCCGTACTTCTGCGATGTCCCAGATGATTCTGCGTGGCACCAGACTCAACCTCGGCTTCCCTGCGTCCTTCTTTGCCTCCTGATTATTCATTATTCACGTCCTCCGTCTCCAGCCATTCAAGCCAGGATTCCAGTGTTCCGCCCTGATCGGCGAACAATTTGGCAAGCTCCCTGTCTGACATGTTCCGCACCCGGTCGGCCTTCGTGATTGGTTCCCAGTGCGGATGATCCGGATTGTCTGAACACGGAACAAGCCCGCCCCAGCATTTTTCCAGGAACTCCTTGCTGGCTCCCAGGTGGCAGTTATCACAGGTTTTCGTCATTTACGATCGTCCTCCTCTCTGGTAATCTGGGCGATATACTCTTTCAGTGTGTCGTTGTGTGGTTTCTGGGGCTCCATCCTGTCAGCGATCCGCTCAAGGGCTCTGGCGATGCGTTTGTAGGTCTCTAACAGTTCACGGTCGTATACTGTCATTCGCTTACCTCCCTCCGGATCCGTACGGTGTCAGGTCACACCATGCGTGTACTGTGATGTTTTCTACGGGAGTATAATTCAGGTTCTCGTCGTGGAAATACCATCCATCTCCCTCATACCATTCTGCCAGTACAAAAGCATGGTCATATGTCACGTTGCTAAATCCTCCGGAAACGGTGACAACTGTTATGTCGCCTTCCTTTGGCATTTTCTCTTCCGGCGTGTACCATGTTACAAATACCTGTCGCTCAATCATTCGCTTCCACCTCCAACCCGAACCTTCTCATAAGGCCGACGATCTCTTCCACACTCTTCCTGCCCATGTTCCGGATCTTGATCAGGTCAGTAGCAGTCTTGCCTTCCAGATCTCCCACTGTCTTGTATCCTGCACGGCTGAGACAGGTAAATGCTCTTGTGCTGAGTCCGACTTCCCCGATGTGTGCGCCAAGATCCTTGTTCTCTATCGCCCACTCTCTGGCTTCCTTCTGTGCGATCAGCTCCTCGATCAGCCTCCCGCAGATCTGCTGTGGTGCGTCAAAGTCGATCTGGCAGTACACATGGATCCGGTCATCCATCTTGACGGAAGAGATCTTAATGTACTTGCCCTTGTCGTGGTAGTCCGGAACCATATAACCGGAAAGTCCGTGCTTAACCCTTGCTTCCCGCATGATATCGTACCAGGTATCTATCCAGATCCTGTCCGCTTCTTCTTTTGCGTAGCTCTGGAGGTACTTCCAATTGTAATCGCCCAGGAACTCAAACTTTTCGATTCTCTTGTCGATTGCTTCCCGGATATCGTTCCGGATGTTCTCCCGGTAAGATCTCCGTTTTCCGGCTGTTGATAATGGGATCTCGTCAATCTGCTGTATCATTCGCTTCCTGTCTCCTTTCAAAAATATCCATACATTCCTCGCAGTTCCCGCCGCTCCACAGTATGGGACAAAGTACATACCCATCTGCGAAGCGTGTTACGACTGCTTCAAAACAGTCTTCCAGGCGAGCGTCGCCGTGGTCGATGTTGTCTGCTGTTTCTATCCTCATTGTATCCAATACTCCTGTGGTACTTCGTCCAGCATCTTGTCCAGTTTCCTTACTTCGCTGTCATATTTGTACTGGAAGTGCATTGATGAAGATTCCGCCTTTTCGTACTGTTCTTCGATTGCCTTGAACAACTTCAGCACCTGCATGTTCTTTTCCCGCAGGATATCAAGTGACGCTTCCAGACAGTCATAACGGTACCTGACCGAAACATATTGCGAGTATACCTTCAGGCACGCTCCGACAGCTTCCAAAAGCTCCTTCTTTGTCAGCCTGCAGATTCTCTTTTCCGCTTCATCCTCTGCGTATTTGTACTCGTATGGCAGAAGTCCGAAGTAATCCTGCTCGTAGCTGTCCCATCCGCCATAACCGCCCATGTAATCGGCTCCTGCAGCAGGGAACAGGTCATCAAAACAGTCTGGGACATACTCGTTGTTAAGGTCTTCCTGGAACATTTCCATTTCTGCTGCCAGATCCGAAAATGCCATCTTGAATTCGTAGGCTTCGTCCTCGTCGCCATCCAGTGCGTTCACAAGATTGTCTTCGTCATCCGCAAACCACTGGACGTCTGTGACGGTCTCTTCCATCTCGTACAGTTCCTCACAGAGAAAAGCATAATTCATATTCACGGCAATCGGCTTTTTGTACCGAAGCTGTTTCGCTTTGTATTGCTTCTTTTCTTCCGATGTCATATCATGCAAACCTCGCCCCGCTGGCACACTTCACGGCCTTGATCCCTGGCATGGTGACTGTCCTGCTTCCAGTGCGTGTCTTCTTTGGCGGTTCCTGTTTCTGATTCTGTTTCGGCCGTCCGACTTTTGCAGGCGGGAAGCCGTACTCTTTCCGGATGCGGGCAAGGGTGGATTTGCTCATTCTCAGCTCGAAGCATATCTGCTCGTTTGTGAGATTCTGCTTCAGAAGCTGGACGGCCTTCCGGCGTTTCTCTTCACTGATTCGGCTCATTATCTCCCGCCCTTCTCTTTCCACATCTCCAGAAGCTTTCCTAGCATCTCATACCCTTCATGCCCCCACACCTGGGATTCCCGGTATGTGTAATCACCTGTATGCTCAAGTACACCGTCTATGTATTCATAGTCACCCAGTTCGATAGTCGCCAATGTCTGCCGGCCGTTCTCGTCCCTTCCGAACACATTCAATCTGGGGCTTGAAAACCGGTATCCGATCTCCACATACCGGTTCTTCCGTTTGTCTATTCCGGTCTTCCCGTCATGGAAGATGATCGTGATCATGTCGTCTTTGCCGAACTGGGCTTTCAAGCTGTTATTCATGCCCTTCCAGATACCTTCATAGATATCCTGGATCTTTATATGCTGCAGGCCCCATTCCTCGGCAATCTGTTTGCCAATATCACGCAGTGCCTGGACTGCTGTTTTTCTGTTCATTGCTTTCTCCTTTCTTCGGTCTCCACCACAGGCAGCACCTGCAGGTGTCTTTGCTGACCACGCATACGCCCTTCACCAATTTCACATGCCGGCAGGACGGCTTTACAAATACCGCATACTGCCCGACGGATTCCGCATGGACGCAACTCTTATACTTTTCCATCTGGTCCCCACCTCTCGATCGCTGTCCGGATTCCAGACAGGAAATCATAGGTTGCGATCTTGTCGTACTGGTTGTCATACTCACAGATCACATACCCATCATGGTCGATGATCTTACCGTCTTCCGCTTTGAAGTCCAACGCCCTCAGCATTTCCTTCCAGAGAGATTCATCCACCAGATCTACTTCCGTGTAGATGTCCTCCGGGTCTGGATGCGCGTAAACTTTTCCGACATGCTCGCCATTGATATTACTGGTGTCCATATTCAGCTTCAGGTCAGTCTTCAGCTCCTCAATCAGATCCGCCCAATAAGCCCATCCGTGGTCAAGATAGGCCACTAGCTTTTCAAAGGCCTCAATCGCTTTCTGGCAGCGTTTCTGCCCGAAGCCGAAAGTATCATGCAGGATGGCAATAAAGGCGACCTCCGTCATCTGGCTCATGGTCTTTTTCATCTGCTCGGTCACTCTGTCCATCTCCGTCGCCGTCATGTGGGTGTTGATCTGCGTGGCGCCCCTTAACCGGATCTCTCGTTCCAGTCCCTCGATGCCCTCGGCCTTCACGATCTTGTAGGCGATCGCAAGGCCCTCGTTCCGCATTCGCAGGATCTCATTCTCTCGTCTGCCCATCTCTCCTCCTCAACGTAAACTCCTTACCCCGTCTGGACCCTTCCCGTGGTTTGAACTTGCCAAGCCGGATGCAATCGTACGGATGGCATAACCTGGAATGTCCGGTCATAAGGCCGTATTCACAAGTGCGGTTTTTGATGTACTCACCCGTCGTTAAATATTCGCAGTGGCGGCAGACCTCGCGTTTGTGCTGATTGATCTCGGCTTCTGTTAACATGGACCATGGCTTATTGATCATTTTTCAGCCTCCCACTGGATCTTGTTGTCCCATGGGCTTCCTTTGCACTTACCATGCCAGAAGTATGCCGTCTGCCGTTTCGTTACGCTGAACCCAATGTCGCTCAGATCTGAATCACTTTTAATCTTTTTTCCGCATTTCTGGCAGATAACCGAATACTCTCCCGGCACGCGTCCCTGGGGCAGCCGGTCACAGTGTCCGTACTTTTTTATCATCGCCAGTTTTTCTTTATTAAGGTCCATGCTCATGCTTCTCCTTTCTGTATGCTTCTGATCCTTGCCTTCAGGCTGTCCAGCATATACTGCTGTGCCTCGTCTTTCCGGCCCAGGGCCTTTATAACATCCGCGTCCCTCGTCCCCTGGGATACGAGGTGGTGAATGATCACTGTCTCTTTCTGCCCCTGCCGGTGCAGCCGTGCATTTGCCTGTACATACTGCTCATAGTTCCACGTAAGGCCGAACCAGATGACATGGCTTCCGCCGGCCTGCAGGTTCAGGCCGTATGATGCGGACGCCGGATGTGCCAGGAGGACGTCGATCTCTCCGCAGTTCCATGCCTCGATCGCGTCAGGACCGTCAAGTGTACACGCTACGATCCTGGGCGTGTCGTGCATCCTCTTAAGGATCCTGTCCATGTCATGCTGGAACTGATAAAACACCAGGGCGCTCTTTCCTCGTTCTTTCAGCCCCTCGATCAGTTCTGACAGTGCGTCCAGCTTGCAGTCGTGGATATGGTGGACAGTCCTGTTCTCATCGTAGACGGCACCATTCGACAGCTGCAGCAATTTCGTAGACAGCGCCGCTGCGCTCATCGCTGTTACCATCTCCTCGTCTTCCGGAAGCTCCAGCACCATCTGTCTCTCCATCTCCCGGTAAGCTTTTTCCGCTTTCGGGTCCAGTACGACAGGAATGGTGTCATACACCATATCCGGAAGAGTAAGATAATCCTCGGCCTTCATACTGATACAGATATCCGATATCTTTTTCAGGATCGTTTCCTCAGATCCTTTCTTTGGCCGGTATGAGAAGATCTGCCCGTAGGATCCGCGGAGGTCCGGTTCAAAATAAATATCCCGGAACCAGGTGTACCTTTTCTGCAGCCGTTCCCCTCCGTCCAACAGGAAGATCTGGCTCCAGATATCCATCAGGCCGTTCGGTGTGGGAGTCCCGGTCAGGAGGACCATTCTCCGGATGTGGCCGTTCTCTGCTGCCAGTGCCTTGAACCGCTTCGCCGTATGGCTCTTGAAGCTTGACGCTTCGTCCACGATTACCATGTCGAACGGCCAGTCATTCCGGTACAGATCCTTTAGCCATACCACGTTCTCACGGTTCACCACGTAAACGTCGGCGGTTCTTTCCAATGCCTCTTTCCTTTGCTTTTCTGTGCCCAGTACCGTGCTGATCCGGAGGTCCCGCAGGTGGTCCCATTTCCCGGCTTCCGTTCCCCAGGTTCCTTCTGCTACTTTTTTCGGTGCGATCACAAGTGCTTTCGTTACCTGCAGCCGTTCATATTTCAGGATCCGGACAGCTGTCAGGCTGATCACTGTCTTGCCTCAGCCGAGGCCCATATCCAGGAATAACCCGACGCGGGGCATCTGAAGGATCTTCTCAATGCAATGCTTCTGGTAATCGTATGGTATGAACTTCATGGCATCACCTCCTTCTGGTACCGCTTCGCCAGACAATCTGCCCTGTATGACCATCCGGTCTGACGGAGGAAATCAATCAGTCCGTTCATTCCGCGGATTACTATCACTTCCTGCCCCAGATCGGCCAGGACTTTGTGCTGGATCTTCTGCTGCGCGCTTAACCTTCCGTTGTCTGTCTTCAGTTCCACGAAGCAGACCGTCCCTCCCGGAAAGAACACGATCCGGTCAGGCACCCCGTCGTTACCCGGGCTTACCCACTTGTATGCTTTCCCTCCGATTTTCTTCACCTCACTCACGAGGATCCTCTCCAGTTCGCTTTCTTTCATCTTTGTAAACCTCGCGCACGCGCGTTATTATGTTATTTTTAATTAGGGCATTTAGGGGATTATATATTCCCCTAATTTCTCTTTTTTTATATACTCTATATAGATATGGTTTACACGGTTTACAATGCCTTAAAACCTAGTATTTATAAGGGTTTAGGCTGTAAACCGGGTATCGTTTACACGGTTTACAGCGTTGACAAGTGCCTGTAAACGGTGTAATCCATGTAAATCGCAGGTAAACTGTCCGGTTTACACTTTTCTGTACCCTTTTTGTATTCCATAGGGCCCGAAGCGCGCAGTGGATTTTATCCGTTCCCACCCCGCCATCCGTGCCAGGATACTCCCGATCTTTGTCCTGTCCTGGGGTCTCAGGAACCGCGGATCCCCTCCAATGCACTCCGTCCAGACCTCTATAACACAGACTTTGTCGATCGGATGAAGCGGTTCATTTGTTCTTGCGTTCCCGTTAAGAAACATCTTCCTGTCCGCTGTGTCCATCTTGTCCCAGCTAAACGGGACCTCTGTTTCAAGGAAGTCCTGTATCATTCCTTCCCATTCGGAGGACTCCCGGTGTTTCTCCTGAGACTCCTGTGCCAAACGCTCCGCTTCTCCTGCGAGATACAGTGGCTCTCCCATCCGCCAGTACATGACGGCCTCTGCCCATATCTGGTCTACCTGCCCAGGTAGATCGTCAAACACAGACAGCCGCGCTTTATTCTCTCCGACGTCTATAGGCCAGAACCGGCGGTTCCCGGTATAGTCCCGGAGAAACTCCGCGTCGTTGGATGTTCCGAAGAATACGCACCTTCTCGGGTGCTCCTCCGTCCGCCTTCCATATGCAGCCCGGTAAATGTCCGTCCTTTTCGACAGGAACTGTTTTACTGCTGCCGCGTCGTACTTGCTCATGGCGCTCAGTTCCCCGATCTCGTTGATCCAGGTGCCCTGAAGCATTTCCGCTGCTTCCTTTCCTTCAAACGTAGTCAGGGAGTCCGAAAACCATCCTCTCCCCAGTGTCGCCAGCAGGGTGCTCTTCCCTATGCCCTGCGGACCTGCCAGTATCGGCATATAGTCGTACTTGATCCCACCGACAACAGCCCTTGCCACGGCAGCAGTAAGACTCTTACGCGCTACCGCCCTGGTGTAAATGTTGTCATCCGCTCCGAGGTAATCAATGAACAGGGTATCCACACGCCGTGCGCCGTCCCATTCAAGTCCGAAGAGGTAATCACGCACTTCGTTGATCTTGCACCGCCCTCCCACTATGGAGAGAGCGGCAGACAGCTTGTCCTTCGACGGGATCTGGTAAAAGGTTTCCATATACCACAGGGCCCCGGCGTCGTCCGTATCCGTCCATCTGCGCCTTGTGTCTTCGGGGTTCCATGGAAGGCTCCCGACAGACAGGCCACAGCCGGCGAATTCATCGGTCACGATCTTCCCTTTAAGGTTCGGATCGTTCGTCAGGATCAGGACGAGGTTGTTGATCGTCTTCTGGTATGCGCCGTTCTTCGTGGTCGACAGCTTATGTTTCCAGTCATCGTCCGGCCCTTCCGCTTCCGGAGGTATCTCTACTCCCGCGAATGCTTCACTTGCCTCCTCCTGCCGTTCTTTCGCCAGCAGATGAGACACCGCTCTATCCTCCAGCGCCAGGTCTTTCATGGCCTGGAAGCTCGGGAGCCGGTTAGTCGGGGTTCCTGTTTTCGCGTCGTCGTCTTTATCGCCGAACTTGTGCAGCCGGACCATGTCGAATGCGTTGACCAGCTGCCCGCCACACGGATCCGTCGCATGGTGGCTGTACATCCACCGGTCGCCGTCATAGATGATCGCTCCTCCGGAAGTCGTCCCTCCGGTGTACGTGTAGCGGTCTTCACTCTGCGCCTGGGTGTACATCCCCGGAATGAATTTCTCCATCGCTTCCCGGATCGTGTACGTCCTGCAGAAGGCTCCGACGATACCCGCCTTAGAAGTGGGGTCCTGCTGTTTCGCCAGCATCCTCTTTTCCACGGCCTTCTCGCCTTCCGCTGTCGGCCATTGTGACGCGTCGTGCCAGTCACCGTACATATTAAGAATGCTGTCCGCCCGCAGGAATTCTGCCCCGTATCTCCGGAAGACGTATTCCCCGTCCTTAGACACGGAGGGCCAGAACATCAGCCGGTTGAGCTCGAAGGTCGTCGGGTCGCAGTAGTCGATCCCGATCAGCTTCGCGACCCTCCTGCAGATCGGTTCATATTCCTCGGTCTCCATGGTCCGGTCTGTCGGGATGATGATCCTCAGCCTCGGCGCCGCAGGGCGGTGTTTTCTGGTAGAGTACACCGCCGCCGCGCATCCGAGCATCTGCACCGAAGACAGGACCTTTTCTGTTCCGTTTGCCGGGATGTTGTCGAGATCCAGCGTTATCAGGTCACGGCTTCTTACATTGCCGACCTTGCGCCGTTCCCCCTCGATCGTGCCGCCGACAAAACCGCCGACATCCTTACGTGCGTCCTGGTCAGCTTTTGACATCTTCAGGAACTCTCCAAGGGTCTCTGTCCCGCGGATCGGCTTCTCCAGCCGTCCGCAGAACTCGGCCCACGTCATGGCGGATGTTGGCCACGAGGTCGACCATCTGCCTGATCCTAGGCTTATGTTTAGTTCTCTGTCCATGTGACCATTCCTTAATCTTTCATGTAATAATCTGCTTCAAAACCGGCGCCCTTCAGGATCAGCCCGGGAGCCCAGCTGATCGGGGCGTCCATCAGTGCACAGACGTCTTCGGTGTGGATCTCGTTCGGGACATCCACGATCACTTCGTCATGCACATGGAACACCAGGTCCCAGCCTTTCGCGTACACCCTGCGGATCGTCTCACAGAGGCAGTCTCTTGCGATCGCCTGGACACAGTTGTGGACCTTCATAGGCCCGTGTTCCGACATCACATAGAAGCAGTGGTTTGGCCCTGCGTTCCGGATGTCATAAACCGGTTCCTCACGTCCGGAGTGGTTAACAGCATATTTTCCGGTATTCCGTGATCCAACCTGTAGAGGATCGTCGTTTCGCCTACTCCGAATCTCTCCGCCGCTTCTGCGACGGTCATACGGCCCGCCGGTGTGTTTATAAACCGGTTGTTCCTTTTGTTCCTGGCCTGTTCCTTCATCGTTACCCATCTGCAGTTCTCCGGGCAGTAATCCCCATTCACATCGATCCGGTCGATCGTCAGACCTTTCCGGTACTCCGAGCCCATGTCCTCCAGGAACGCTTCGAAACTCTCCGACCATCTCCTGCAGACCCGGATGCCCCGCCCGCCGTAGTTCTTCCATGACTGTGCCGTTGGGATCTCGCACCGTTCCTTCATGGAATGCCATACATTCCAGATCGGTGTGTTCGACATCCCATGTTTTCTGGCAGCCTGGCTGATCAGCTTTCTCCTCATGCACCCGCATGATTTCCGCCTCGCCTTTTGTATCTCGGAAGCGTCGAGAAGAAACGTTTTCCCGCAGTATCCGCAGCGGACTTTCCAGATTGACCTCCGCCCGTCTGTTCCGGCAAAGGCAAGCACCGTATTTCCATTGAATGTCTTCCCTGTCAGATCCTTCACTCTCATCTGCCCTTTTCCATCCTTCCGCTGTAAATATCTTGTGGTCCGGGGTCATCCGTACACCGTCAACGCTGATCGTTGACTGTATGCCTTTTTCTATTACCCCATCATGCCTTACCCAGCTTTCCCCGTCCCACAGACGGTCTTTTCTCGTTACCTTCATGAGAGGGACAATCCCGTTATCGGTGATCACAAGTGTGTCCCCGGAGAGGCAGTTCTCAGTCAGTTTCCCGCCATATGTCGACTCCGGTCCCCACTTGCCGGTCGTCTGTTTGACGCCGTAGTAGTGAATCGCCGGCTTGCCGAACTGGTTTTCCTTGATATATGGCTTCGGGTAAAAGAGTTTTCTCCCGGTCGGAAGTTCGATCGTCAGGAAGGTCTGACCGTATACCAGGTCGCTTTCCATGCGGAAGGTCAGTCTTGCCTTTCCGCCTGCGATTGGGAACACCAGGTCAGCGCCTCCCGCTACACGATCAAACGCGGCTTCCCCGATCTGGTACCAGAGGGCTACGGTCTTCGGGTGCGATGCCCGCCATTTTTCCACGATGTCCGGGAGATCTTCTTCCGGGATTCCCATGCGTAATGCGCCCATCGCGATCATGGATCCCGCTGAGCCCTGGTAACCCAGCGCCAGCGTGGCGATCTTGCCCTTCTGGCGGAGCTCAGCATTGGGCCCGTGTTTTCCGACAGGAACACCGAACATGGCAGAAGCCGTCTCGCAGTAGATGTCGCCGTTGTTTGCGAAAACATCGGATACCCACTTCTCCCCCGCCATCCATGCGATCACCCGTGCCTCGATGGCGGAGAAGTCCGCGATCACAAAATGCCTGCCCTCTGACGGGATGAAAGCTGTCCGGATCAGCTGGGAGAGCGTGTCAGGTACGTTCCCGTAGATCATCTTAAGGCCTTCGTAGTTCCCGCTGCGGGTCATCCTCCTGGCCGCGTCCAGCGTGGTAAGGTAATTTCTTGGGAGGTTCTGCAGCTGCACGAGCCGGCCGGCATAGCGTCCGGTCCTGTTTGCGCCGTAGAACTGGCTCACCCCGCGGATCCGGTCGCCTTCCCCTTTAGCCGTTTCCATCGCTACATATTTTTTTATGGAAGTTTTCCCCAGGAGCCTGCGCAGCTCCAGCGCTTCCCTCGCCTCCGGATCCAGATCCTCCTTCTGCAGCTCCTCCTCTACGGTCAGCTTCTGCAGATCGGATACCCCGCATCCATGTTCCCTCAGCCACGGCAGCAGCTGCGCCGTACTGTTGGGATTAGCAAGGCCTGTCAGCTCTTTTGCCCGGTCTGTCAGTTCTGCAGTGCTTCTGGCGTCTATTCCCAGGGCTCCCTGTATCAGTTTTTCGTCAACCCTTACACCCAGGGCATTCATCCGGATGTCCATCCGCCACAGATCCCATTCGCTTTCCGGCATCGGGAACAGTTTCAACCTCTGCAGGATCGCGTGCTCCGCAACGACGTCCTGGCGGTTGTAATCTACGAACAGGTCCCACTTTTCCGGATCATCCTCCGGGTCATGGTATTTCTTTTTGAAGGTCTTGGTTTCTTTCTGCGGATTACAGAAATACCGGATCAGTGCCTTTCCGGCCATCGCTTTCTTTTTGTCTTCCTCTGGAAGCCCGATCGCTTCACCGGTGTTCGAAAGGCCCGCGGCATATCCGCAGTACAGGGACCATACCATTGTGCACTGCCAGTGTTCGATCGGAGTACGGTACCCGGCACGGTTTAGTGCATACCATTCAAATGCCGCGTTATACGCGTGTTTGATATATTGCGGATTGGCCAGGATCGTGGCGATCTTATCCGGGAGCCTGCCGTCTCCTTTTGTAAGGTCAATGACTTCTTCCGGTTCATCGTCTATCTTGTATCCGAACAGCAGGATCCGGAAATCCGGATCCTGCATATACCGGTAGCTGCCTGTTTTCGATATATCTGCTCCGCTGCGGGTTTCCAAGTCGATGCTGATATGATGCCTGCACACAGCTGCCTCCCGTTAGACCGGCAGACCCGTGATCGGATCCACCTGCGGGATGCTGACTCCGGCAAACGCTTCGTCTACGGACGGAGCGGATCCGCCGAGCGGCTGGCCATCCCTGGTCTTCATGACGTGGTTCAGGCCGCAGCCGATGCCTTTTTTACTGGCGAAGAGGTAGGGATAGAAGTTGATGTTCACCCATCCGTAGATCCCGGAGTATACGTCGCTCTCGTTGAGGATCGGCTGGCGCTGCGCGTCAACGATCTTCGGCGGATGATCCGGATTGGCGTTGCAGTTGATTACCCAGTGGCCCCGGCACTCTTCGCCGTAGGTCTCGCCGCTAGCCTTTACGCCGTCCCCGTCGTGGACGGTAGTTGCCACGATGGCCGGTGCCTGCCCGTTCCATTTGGTCTGCATCCCGATCTGCTTCGCTGCTTCGATGGCAGCGTCGATCTGGGCCTTTGCTTTCGTGTTGCTCTTCGGCAGCAGTGCTACCAGTGAATACTTGGGATCCTGCCCCGGCATGTTGCTGTAGGGCTTGAAGACGTGTACATAAGAAAGTCTGCATTCTCCGATTGTGATGGTATTAGCGTTCATTCGTTTTCCTCCAATGATTGATTAATAATTGTGTCCTCTCGGCCAAGAGATAATCGGAACGGAAGGAATCGAACCTTCTCGGTGGTTATTCCCCTGTTTCTTCTGTCAAGACCGCTCTTTCACAGAGTCAAGGCTACCTTGCTCAAAAGTGTCCTATTACCCACGCCCGCCCCTGCGGGAGGATCCCCAATCTCCTACGTTCCGGAAGTGCCTGTCTTTCCAGGCTGTCAACATTCTTTCATGTTGTCACGGTTGTCTAGGTGAGCATCCCGTTTCTGCTTGTACCGCTAGACTCAGCCCCTTATTTCAGTGGCCTAATTTTGGGTGTCTTAGTGTACGCGTCCACTGCCACAGAACTACCTCGGAACGGTGGGATTCGAACCCACGACACAATTTCCTCTAACCAACTGAGTTACGTTCCGAAATGAGCCTGGCTGGGTCGACCGGGGCAGTCGTGTCAGGCTCGTGTGATGTAATTTAGTGTTGATTAATAATTTTGTGATTCCGACTTGTATTTCGATTCTGTTCTGCTATCGTTGTCCACCGGCAGTTATCGGGAGAATACCCTAAATCATTGTTGATTCTGTCAATAGTACAGGTTCCCCGTTTGGCTTTCTCATCGTACCCGGATTCGAGTGCCCATTTTCGAAACGATAGGTAATCATCTTTCCATTCTTTACATACTGATATTCCTCTGCCGCCGTATCTCGGATATCTTTTGACGTTTGGGTTATAACAACGTCCTTTTATGCCCTTCCAGATTTTGTATAGTCGTTCGTTGGTGCACCCGTGCGTTCTTTTAAAGTTTCCCCGTTTATGAATTGTCATATCTCCACATGTTTTTGTGTCTCCATTTCTCAAGTGACTGACAGAAACAATTTTTGTATTTCCACAATCGCATTTGCAAATCCATTGGGTGAACGTTTGCCCGCTCGGCAACCGCCCGTTTTCTGCGCGTTCAACTACAGTCAAATTTCCAAATCGTTGCCCAGTTAAATCTTTTACAGTACCCGTATATATCGCCCCCTTTCCGGTACCCACCACGCTGCTAGGGCAGTTCGCGGCCGACTATCCTCTCGGCCAGCTCCCTGTTATCCCAGTATTTGTTTATCGTCTCCCATCGGAACCCTTTTGACGCTGTCTGTTCTCTTGTGTATCCCATAGACTTAAGCCAGAACAGGTATCTGATATGACGATCCCGAAAATGGCACTGTATTGATGATATTCCCGTGATTTCTATATCAGGATATCGTTCCTTCCAGAGTGATTTCAGAATGGTCAGATCACACAGGTTGAGGTTCCCTCCGTACGAAAAGTCTTTCCGTTTGACAGCTGTAATAAAAGCCTGCCGCCGTTCGTCATTTGTCAAAACGGCACCTCCTCAAAGGCCTCCTCTACCGAAGGCACGTTCGTGATCGCAGGCCTCTTGTCTGATGCTTTGACCAGTGCCGGCTTTCCGGGTTTCTTCTCCACATACTCTCCGACAGCTTCTTCGAAGGCCTTCTTCCCGACGACCTTCTCCAGTGCTGCCAGCGTCAGCGCTTTCCGTTCGTACATCATCGTTTCCGGGATTCCGGAATCCTGCAGCGCTTTGAATGCGGCTTCCTGGTCTGTCCATTCTCTGGATCCGCGTCCTTCTACCGCTTTATAGCCCGGGATCTCATCCCCGGCCAGGCAGGTGCTCAGTGCGTAATCCTGCAGGTCCTTCAGCCATTTCGCAACGTCTTCGCCTTTTTCCAGGTACTGCCCGACCTCTTCATTCGTGATCAGCGGAGGCAGCTTCCCGACGTCGCCGAATGCCATCTGGATGTTATAATCCGCCCTTGCCCTGCACTGCTGCCTTGCCCTGCAGAACCTGCATTGTTCTTCGCCGGGATTATAATCTCCCAGGCCTTTGCTTGCCAGCTCGGCCCGTTCCTTCGCATACTGCCCGAAGCTTAACAGCTCTTCGGAAGATATCTCCCAGGTCGAAGGATTGACGGTCAGCCTGGGCTGTATGATCGTCATGGATACCCGCCTGATGTCGTATACCAGGCTGAATTTCTTCCATGCCCCGAGGGCATACAGCTGCATCTGCGTGTTGTTCTCTGCTTCGACCCGGACGCCTTTCCCGAATTTGAAGTCTACTACCCGGAGGATGTCACCTCCGATCATGATGCAGTCGGCGGTTCCGAACCCGTCGGGCACCCAGTCGGAGAGATCCAGCCTGGTCTCCAGGGCAATATGCGGTTTCTCCGGGAAGGATAAAGCCATAAGGTCCAGTTCGTCGGCATAATTGTCCGTGAATTCTTCCATCTCATCAAAATAGAGAGGATCCTTCCGGATCTTGTTCAGTTCTCTGGTCGCAACGCTCTTGGCGATGTATCCGCTGTCACCCTTTTTGAAAAGCTTCTGCCGGGCTTTTATCTCGCAGATCTCATGCGCTACCGTTCCTTCCCTCGCGGCTTCTGAGGTCGTATCTGGAAACTGTTTTTCCAGCTGCGCGGAAGGCGGGCACGCGATCCACCTGCAGGATCCGGACGCTGTAAGGGATGCGTGCATCCTGCTGCTGTGGTCCGCCATCAGATCACCTCCAGGTCCGCCATGAACGCCGGCAGCTGGTCCTCGGGGATGGAAGGCAGTGCCGGCACCCCATACTTCTTCAGGAGTTCCTGCAGCTGTGCCTGCTTCCCTGCGTCCATCAGGGCGATTGCTTTTGTCTGCACATCCTGTCGGGTGACTGTATGCACCACGGGAGCGGGTTCCGGATCCGGAGTCTTCGGAGTCTGTGCCGGATCCGGAGCTGCTGCTGTAACAACCGGAACTGGCGGTTCCGGTTTTGCTGCGGCCGCAACACTCTCTTCTTTGCTTACCATTTCATAGCAGAACTGGATCATCTCGTCATAACTATTGAATTCAGCCTTTATTAACATGTTCCTGTACCTCCTCTATGGTTTTTATAATTTCTTCCGCATTGCGGAAAATCTCCAACGCTTCTTTCAGTGCCAGGCTCGCGCCCTTTCCCGTTTTCCGGTCGTCCTTCCATTTCCGGATATCCAGCCGCGGTTCCTTCCCGTACCAGGACAGGATGTTTACTTCAAAGTGGTACGCTGCTTCCGTGTCTTTCTCTTTCGGAAGGGACATGATCGGTTTAATAAGTTCATATGTTTCGGCCATTACTGTTCTCCTTTCTGTCTTCAATGTTTGACAAAACCTCCTTTTCTGCGCTATAATAAGCGCGAAGAATTCTCTTCACTCCTTGCCCTGATGTCTTCCCCCAAGAATAGTCCATCATGGCATTTCCATTTCTTGCAGAAGCTCTTCCAGCCTGCCCTTCACGGACTGGAAAGCCTTCTCTTCTTCGTCTGGTTTTTCCCTGCAGATCTCGTATATCTCGATATTCTCCAGCGGGCTTCTCAGCCACAGATACTGTGTGATATGTGATCCTGCGATAAACAGCAGATTCCCGCGCCGGCGGTCGTGCTTATTGAAGATCCGCATGTTGAGCTCGTGCAGGATTCGTATCTTATTTGTTGCTTCCATTCTTCCGTTTCCCTCCGATCGTCGGATCCGTTCCGACGATGTAAACGAACGCCACCGCTGCTACTACGAATCCGGTGGCGATCCGTCCCAGAATAGTCATTCCGCCAGTGTACGGTAACATGGAACCCATAAGTCCCATCACTGCAGCCATTATCGCGTTGCGCACCATTTCGGTACCTCCTTCCTCAAGTTCCTATCCTTGAGCCATGTTCTGTAGTAGAGAAAATCCATCAGTGCATCCTCATTGACGAGTACAATGCCTTCGTCTCTGATGACTGCTTTCGGATATCTCTCATGTTCTGCTTCCAGCTCTGCCACCCGTCTCCAGAGGGTCCGTTGACTGACTCCGGTCTGGGTGGAGAGGAGTTTGATCTTCTTATACATGCCTCTGTTCCTCCTTTCCTTCGTCTCATTTCCGGTATATAATTATTCCAGAAAGGAGATGATCAATTTGTTGACACCGTCTGCCAAAGCCATCTTGAAACGGCTCCGTGAACTGACTGGTCATACGGAAGCTGCGTTTACCCGCTACCAGAATACCCCTGTGTTTTTCCTTATGTCTGATCAGAGCGCAAAAACCGACTGTTCAGACTATGACGGAGAGATCCTGACTGTCCTTGAACTTCTGGAAGCCGAAGGATACATTGTCTTTTATGACAACGGAATTACCGCCAGGCTCACCCAGAAGGCGATCCACCGTGAATATGTCCTGTGGGCGGAAGTCAAGGAATTTTTGTTCCGCAGCATCCTTACCCCTATTGCTGTGTCAGCTGTCACCACGCTGGTTACCTTGTGGATAACAACGTTATTGCAATAGCAGTCAGCGCAGACAGGGAGATTGTCAAAAAGAAATGGATTATTTCCCTGTCTATCTTTTTGATTTTATCTTTCATCTGTGCCTCCCTTATCTGTTCTTCCTGTCGAGCAGATACTTCTTATACCCTTCAACTCCTGTCGGCGGCTGCCATCCTGCGATATAATCCAGGACTTCGGCATAATCTCTTTGGTATGTCTCGTAGTACGGCGTTCCGAGTTTGCTGTCCCTTCTGGCGTCCGTGTACAGCCTGGAAATGAAACCCGGGCGGAAATACTTATCTGCAAAAAGGCATTCCTCTGCAACGATCCCGTCTTCATATCTGATATCGAGGAGCTCCTTTGCCCTGGAATGGATGGCACTTTTCACTGTCTGGGCCTGCGGTCTTGTCAGCCGGATCCTATCTTCATAGTTCTGCATCCGGTTGTTAACAGCGGCTATGTTTTCTGCCTGTCGTCTTACTTCAATCTTCAGATTTTGTACTTCCGTGGAAATGATCCCCATCTGCTCGCTGATCCCGGCAACGTTGAACGCTGTCTGTTTTACTACCTGCATCAATTCGGTTGTTTCACTCAATTCCATATCCTCCTATGTTCTCAATCATTTGTTTCGCAAAGGCGTCTATCGCATACACGGTAGCAATAAACTCTTTTCGCTGTTTCTCTGGAAGCTGTTCCAGGCGTTCAGTGATCCATACGAAACCGCCGTTTTTCTGGATGTAGTCATACGTGCGGATCGTAAAGTACCCGGCTTCCTCTTCCAGTTTCTTCTGCAGCTCCGCAATGTCCTTCCGTTCTTCCAGGTCCCTGATCCGCTGCTTTGCTCTCCGGAGCTCTTCTGAAACGTCGAGCCTCGCCTGCTCTGCGGATCTTGCCCGGATTTTGTATGTTTCGGCGTCCTTCTTCGCCTTTTCGTAGTCATCCGGAACGACTTCGACGGTCTGCGGTTCCTGCTCGGAGAGCTCTTTGATGATTTCATTCTTGTTTTCGATGACACTTTCAAAGTAGTCTCGCTCTTCCTTAAGGTCCCGGAGCTGAGCCTTGATTTTTTGAAATGCTTTGTTGGTGGAGAGCTTTCCTTCGTCCCATTCTGCGAAATCTTCCGGAGAGAGAAGGCCTTTGTTGTCAACTATGGACAGCTCTTTCTCCATCTGTTTTCCGCTCATTCCGAATTGTTCAGCGGCTTTGTCTCTGGCTCTGCCTCCACCTTCGGGAAACTTTTCCCCAAGGGTCTGCCGTTCTTTCGCTTTTGCCTGCTCGATCCGGAGCAGCCGCTTCATATAATCAGTTCTTTCGGCTTTGGAAAACTCTTTCCGATTTTCGTTCTCGGAAATTTCCACGTTCAACTCGTGCTCCGCGTCCCTGGTATCCATCATTCTGACTTCGATCTGCTGCCATCCAAGAGCCTTACATGCCTTCAGCCGCCGTTCTCCCGCAAGGAGCTCATATTCCTTATTAACAACCGGCGGATTTATGAGACCGTTCTGCCGAATGTCATCTGCAAGCTCCTGGATGTCCCCGAAGTCCTTCCGGATTCTGTCCTTTACTTTGATCTTCTCAATATCTACGGTCATTTAGTCCCCCTACTGCGTGGTTTACTTTTCGAAAAAGTTGACGCCTTTCGTAAGAGCATCAACAGTGACATCAAGTGCATTAGCTACCTTCTGCACTTTAGCAACACTGGGAATATTCTCATTCCATTTGCAGATGCTACTTTTTGGAAATCCAAGAGAATCTTCGAGCGCCATAACACTAATATGCTTCTGCTGACAGAAAGTTTTTACATTTTCATAAAGTCCCACCTTTTCACCTCCATTTCATGTTGATTTAACAATTGCGTAAAATCTTGCGTTTTTCATCTTGACAGATTGCGTAATATTTTATATAATCAAAAGTACCACCAATTGACATATTAAAATCACACATACGCAAGATTTTGCGCAACTCTTAATTTCATTATACGCATTATTTTACGTATGTCAATACCTTTTTGTGTTTTTCTACGTAAAATATTGATGAGGTATAATGGATATGGGAATTTATGAAAGAATAAAAGAAGTGGCATTATCAAAAGGATATTCAATAAACAGATTGGAAAAAGAGCTTTCCTTACCAAGAAGTTCAATCAGCAAGTACAATAAAAATGTACCCAGCATGGAGCGGATACAAAAAATAGCCGAGTTTCTCGGTGTGACATTATCAGAATTGACTGGCGAACAACCAACCGGCTACTATTTCGACCCCGAAACCGCCCAGATGGCTCAGGAGCTCTTCGAAAACAAAGACCTCCGTGTCCTGTTCTCTGCAGCCAGAACGGCCAAAGCAGAGGACCTGAAGACCACATACGACATGCTGATGGCGCTAAAAAGAAAGGAGGGATATGACGGCGATGATCCGGCTTGAGGATTATGAAGAGGACGTATTCGTGGAATTGATTGATTTCAAAGACAATCCTGCCGAGGAAGTCGTCACAAAAAACGCCGACGGCTCCTACACGATCTTCATCAACGCCAGGGCCGCCCACGACCGGCAGGTGGAAGCCCTGGAACACGCCAGGCGCCACATCGCCAAGGACGACTTTGCCCGTGAAGACATCCAGCAGATCGAAGCCGAAGCCCACCAGATCGTCGAACAGGCAGCAGATCAGAAGCCGGACGAACTGGAGCAGAAGATCCAGAAGATCCTGAAACGGAGGAAACGGAGAAGGAAGAAATTCCAGAGACAGCTGGAGGAATATGAGAAGTTCGTGGAAATGCGGTTGAAGTGCGATGAGCGGTATTATAAGGATCATTATTTATTTTGAGGGAGGAATGAGAAATGGCAAAATGTGCAATATGTGATGCGGGAGCAGGATTCGCACCTTCGAAGCAGGTTATAAACGGACAAGAGTATCCGTTATGCACCACTTGTAATATGAACTATATGAACCTGGGATCTGCAGACCGGAATATTAAGATCCTTGCGGTTGAATATTTTAACGAAAAGGCTTCCAGAACATCTGAGGCTGGCAAGGCTATGATAGATAAAATCGCAGAACTTGACGAAAGCATAAAACAGTTTCAGGAAGAAAAACAGCGGGAAAAAGAACGGCTGGAATATTTTGAAGCACATAAGTATGAAATGATGGAAGACCTGATCCTGACTACCGGGTTTTCCGTTGACGGAAAAAGTGTTGAAAAATATATCAGCATTATATCCGGCGAAGCGGTTATTGGAACAGGATTCCTGTCAGAAATTGGGGCTGGAATAAGCGATCTTACAGGTACACGTTCTTCTGCTTTTTCTGAAAAGATGACATCAGCCAAAGAAGCTGCCATTGAAGAACTGAAAGAGGAAGCTGTTCGAAAAGGGGCGGATGCCGTGATCGGAGTCTCTTTCCAGTTCATCACATTTTCTTCGAACATGATCGGCGTATCGGCAAACGGTACCGCTGTTATTCTTAAATAAAAACAAAAACCGCCCACCCTGTTGCAGCAGGATGGACGGCAGCATCCGGAGGACGCCTATGTGTAAGAGTATTCTATCACCTCCGGGGCAAAGGGGCAAGTCAGAACATTCATTCGGAGGAAAAAAAATACTATGTGGATCGAACAAACAGCTAATGGGAAATATAAAGCGTGTGAGCGCTATATTGACCCTATTTCGGGCAAAACGAAGAAAGCCACAATAACTATCGACAAAGACACAAAAGCCGCCAGAAAAGCCGCACAACAGGCTCTGACGGCGAAAATTGAGAAACTGCAGACCATATCTTCCACCGCGGATCAGGACATCACCTTCAAGGAACTGGTTGATCTTTATATCTCCCACCAGAAGAAAACAACAAGGCTGCAGACCTGGCGCAGAGACGAGAACATAATGAAGAACATCTCGAAGGTCATTGGGGACGACACGAAAGTTAACAAACTTTCCGCGAGGTACATCTCTTCCCGTTTCTCAAAGGCTAAGAAGGAAAACGTGACACTTAACACGTACCTGTCCCATATAAAGCGGATGCTCAACTGGGGATTCCGTGAGGACTATGTACGTGACGTGTCATTTCTGAAGAAGCTGAAGCCCTACCCGGATGCTGACCGGAAAGCGCGGATCCAGGACAAATTCCTCGATTCCAGTGAGCTCCGGGTCCTTCTTGACGGAATGGAGGTCACCCGTTGGCGGCTCCTGACGCAGTTCCTGGCACTCTCAGGCCTGCGGATCGGTGAAGCCATGGCGCTGGACAATTCCGATGTGTCGAATGTGATCATCGTGAATAAGACCGCAGACGCCAAAACGCAGGTCATCACTAAGAGTGCGAAGACCAATGCCGGGAACCGTGAAGTTTTCGTTCAGGCGGAACTGAAGGCTGCGATCAAAGAGATCCGCAGCTTTGTACTGCGCGATCAGCTTCGTGCCGGATACAGGACAGATATCTTTCTTCCAGGACCGGACGGAGAACGCTTCCAGTATTACGCTTACAACAAATACTTGAAGGAGAACAGCAAGGCGCTGCTTGGCCGTGAGATCACCCCACACGCTTTAAGGCACACGCATGTCAGCCTCCTGGCTGAGAACGGAGTGCCGCTTGATGTGATCAGCCGGAGGATCGGGCACGAGGACAGCAGCGTCACACGGCAGATCTATCTGCACATCACACAGAAGCAGAAAGAGAAGGACAACCAGATCATCTCGGAGATCAAAATAATATAGTTTGCCCCTTTTCTGCCCCTTTTTTGAAACAAAAAACCCGAAACCCTAGTAAAATCAAGGGTTCCGGGCAATGTAAAATGCCGGCAGTGGGAATTATTTTGACATTGTATGGCATAAGGTGCCGTAAAATCAAGGCTCCTCAGTGGCATAACCTGCCACCGCTTGCCCCTTTCTGTCCCTTTTTTGCCCCTTGAATTTGCCACTGTCATAATCATACCCCGCATCGGTCAGCCATTTCTTCCTGTCCGGACCATTGCCCCATTTTCCAGCAATGACTTCCTTCGCCAGCTCCTCGACCGTCTTCAGCGGTGCCGCACTGGCTCCGGCCTTCAAGAGCTCGTTCACTTTCTTCTGGACAGCATTGTAATCATACCCCGCTGCCGTGATCCGGTTCTTCCGGTCGTCCCCGTTGCCCCACATGCCGGTAATCACTTCTTTGGCAAGCTGCTCGACGGTCTTTTTCTGGGAGCCGTCGGTCAGGATATCGGTATTTGTACTGGAATTTCCGGCAAGTTCGTATTTTGGCCTGCCATAGCCTGCTATACTGGAATCCCCTGCATTGTACACGCACTTCCGGACAGCGTTGGATTTATTGCCCTCGATAGTGTACACCTTCCCGCCGGACACCTGCGTTACAAGTCCAGTATGGCAGATCCCGCCGGAATTGCGGAAAAAGATCTGATCCCCACGCTTGCCGGATGTGTACCATCTGCCGGCTTTCTTGTAGTAGTCGGCGGAAATTACGGTGTAATCATCGAAAGTGCCGCACAACATCTTCCGGGCAAGGTCCGCACCGAATGCCTTCCAGAAGCACCAATCTACGAAGGCATCGCAATAAGGAGCCGGAAAATCCATGTTACTCGGCTGGATCCGGTGCATGTCCCGGCCGTATTTCGTATAATTTCCAGATCCGGCATTCGCTGTCTTGCTGTCGAGATTATAATTGGAAGCCTTTTCCAGATACCCGACTTCTGCCTCGGCGATTGCCAGAACCTTATCAACTGCACTCACGTTGCTCACCTCCTGATATGCGACTGTCGCTATTACCTGCCCACGTACTCTGTCAATCTCGGATGTATCATACAGATAATCCATGTCCAGATCCTCGTAGAATCCAGGGATCCGTCCCTTACTGGAATACTGCTGGATCATGCACGGAACATCCGGACCGCCGCTGTAGTCCGCCAGCCACAAAGGCCAGTTGATTATTGAGTGGTACATGTTGCGGTAATAGTCCATATTCGTGTAGACTCCGGTCGGGTACCCTGCCTCCTGAACGGTCGTGCAGAACGTATTCGTGAACTGGATACACTCTGCAGAACCAAGGTTGACGCCTTTTTTCCGGGCGTTCGTCACAGTATCATACTCAAAATCGCACCAGATCCGTGTGGTCTTCGGCAGTCCTGCTGCCTGTACATTCTTAATGCAGGTCAGGGCTTCCTGTCTGGCTCCTGCCACGTTCAGTGCATAGATAAAATGGTACACGCCGATAATCGGCACCCGTGCAGCCTTAAATCCGTTGATATGCGTCAAAAACATCTTGTCACGGCTCTGGCGGTACCCTTCCCGCAAAATAACAAAATCAAGGCTCTTCGCCATCGTGGTATAATCAAGGCCCGTCTGCCATTCGGATATGTCGATGCCTACTGTTGCCATCAGGGTTCCTCCTTCCCGCCTTCCGCTTTTCCATCCTCAGAAGACTCATCCGGAACAACCGCGATCTCTCCTGTGTTATCTACAAGGAAGTTTTTCAGCTTGATCCATATTTTGGAAACAGGCAAACCGGACAAGGCCATATTCTTCAAAACGCTCACGACTTCGTAAATAATATACAGTATAGCGAAAAATTCCATGATCCCGACGGTGTCTCCCGGCAGGATCTCCCTCACCTGTTCCGGTATGAAACCGATCAGATTGATCTGCACGATCTGGTCCAGATACACCATGCAGACGAGGCTGATCAGCATCCCGGCCTTGCGGATCATGCCGTTGATCCCGATCGTACTGTTGAAGCATCTCTCCCGGATCGCCCGCAGGCACCCGAAAATGACATCCATCACCACCAGCACCACGAGGATCTGGAGCAGCTTACTCTGCCCCGCTGCCATTACGACAGGTTTGATTAGTTCGTTCATTGTTATCCTTCCTTTCGATTTGAAATTGAAAGAACCCCTAAGTTTTCGCTTAGAGGTCCTTTCGTGATATGATACTATTGCATTAAGCTATATACTTTTTGTAAGACGCCATTACTCTTTCGTCGTTCACGCAGACATACTTGAGAGTGGTGTTAATGTTGCTATGACCCAGGAGTTTCTGGATCTCCTGTATCTCCATGCCTCTGGAGGCCAGCCCGGAGGCGAATGTCCGCCTGAAACGGTGCGGATGCACATTGGAAACACCTGCCTTTTTACTGAGATTATTCAAAATATACCGAATACCTCCCGAATTAATTCTTCTATGATTCTTGTTTCCGAAAAGAAATGTTCCCTGTTCTTTCCTTAATAATAGGTACTTATTCAGATGATTAGCTGCCACTGGAGTAATATAAGTAATACGTTCCTTCCCTCCTTTGCCATGTCTAACATGAACAGTTAATGTTGTCGTATCAATGTCAGTAACGTCCATACTTGAAAGTTCAGACACTCTGACCCCAGAGGAAAGCAGCACTTCAACTATTGCCCGTTCTCTTGTAGTTTCGCATGAATCTCGCAGGTTGTCGATTTCAATATCAGAAAACGGCTTTCTTACTTCGTCTTCGTATTTGATCGGACAGACAACATCCATCGGATCCTTATGGATTAATTCTTCTCTGGTCATCCATCTGAAGAAAGCAGATAAATTAGACCTCAGATTTTCAAGTGAACGATTTGAAACACCCCGTTCTTTTTCGCACGCTAGAAAATATCTGATATCATATGTGCCAATTTCAGTAAACGGCTTTTCCAGGGCGTTCGAAAAACGGATAAGTGTTCGACTATACTGGTATATGGTTTTCCTTGACTTGCCGTCAACCGTTAGGCAAGCGCAGTATCTTTTGATGAGTTTCATGTTTGTAGAATCTGCCGGAACTATATCAGTGCATCTCTCAGTGATTTCATAGCCATTCAAAAGTTTTGTTATCATATCGGCTATCGGTGTGATTTTGTCTGGCTCCACCAGGCTTGTGAGATTTTCCTCGACGGACTTCAAAAATTCAGAACGATAATCAGCCATAAAAAATACCTCCCTTTACAAATGCAAGGCAGGCATGATATAATAACCATGCCCTTAGTGGTGGAGTCGCACTGTCTTGATTTGCCGTCAGCTGTGCGGCTCCTTTTTTTTGTCATGTCTGATTATACCATTCTGTTCTATGGCGGATGTAATTCACGGTTGCTCGGTTCTGATTTAAAGCCTTATTTTAATTAGTTGCTCTCAAAATATGATTACTATCGGTCTTTAAGGTCTTTAAACAATTTCCCACATTTGCATCTATAAACTTTCCATCCGTCTTCTATGTATTCATACGGCTTCCCTATCATTTGATGCTCTTCACCGCAATATGGGCACTCGCTCCATACTTCACCGTGAAAATATACACCGCCCCTCACGAGTGGTATAATCACAACCGGCACATCATTGATACTACTATTCATTTCCCTATCAACTCCATTTATCCCTTTTAAACCAGCTATGATACTGTAACCTTACATAGTGCAGTACATCCTTGCTTTGATTTTGCCTGAACATAAGTTACACCTGCGGATTTTCCTATCAGCATACCACCATAGCATGTAACTATATCCTCATTGTGAGACTTCCAATTAACAGTCATATCGGAAGGATTAGACGGGGTAAATGTTGGAGTTCCTAACCAGTACCTTTCTCCAACAGCAATACTTGCACTTGCCGGTATACTGATTGCTGTTTCAATAATCTTTTCCGTGACTCCTATAGGAGCGTATACCCTTACCCAAGCAACTTCTGTTTCTGCGATTTCCCAATTCACAGTGCCGGAAAGATTTACAATGCAATTCAGCATCAGATAATGTGGGTGCATAAACGGATTCCATCCATTAACTGCACTTGCTCTATGGTCCCAAGTTTGCTTCTGCACACCATCAACATATAATGTGATAGTTGTTTCTGTCCATTCACATGAGTATATGTGCCAAGAACTCGGTGTCGATGTAATAGAACTCAATCCTCCACCAGACCCATATGTACTCTCATCAAATCCATCGGGACTCCAATGTGCTACGAATCCTACTGTATTGTTATCATACTCAGCAATATCTATTTCGCCACATGACGGGAACAGCACACCGTTATCATATGTCCACGGTTGCGTTTCTCCATTGCTTGTTCTTTCGCTATTTGCTCCTAGAGTCCAAAAGGTTGTATGGTGATTAAGATTGTTTGGAAATTTAATTTTTGCTTCAATTCGTCCGTACCTAAATTCAAATAAATTATTGGTATGAATAAAAGCAGAACTATATTCTATACCGTCATTTGGATGCGGATTATCCTTGATGCAACGATATTTAAGTCCGTTATCAACAGTAACAACTTTATCAATATCCTCTGAATAGGTTAAGTTGCTATTTGAACTCCCACGTCCTGTCAATACAGCCCATTTAGAATCATCAATTTGAGGGCCAACAAACTCATCATGCCATACAAGAAGTCTATTTGGTAAAAGGTCTTCCAAACCATCAAGACCAGAATCGGGAATTATAACGTTTCCTTGATAATCATATACCTTGCCCATTTATTTCACTCCCTCCTTCATAGACGTTTAAATTTAATTGATTTTATATATAATCCATATATATATCTTACGCCAGAATCTTCGCCGGGCGGATACGAAGAATAAATACCTGTATGTGTATTCCATTGCGATGAAAATCCATTCCCAGAAACTGAAAAATCATCATTTGGAAGTGAAATTGAGCATCCGCTATCGCTTGCAATTAAATCGTAGACTCGATATACAGTATTTTTCTGGCCAAAATAATCCGTAGCCTGTCCTGCCAAAAGTCTAATATCGTCGCCTTCTTCGCTTTTGCCTTCAGCGTTTGTGATTACTCTTGCCCCAGACTTAATTGAACCATTTTCACTGAACAAGGCTAAAAGTTGTGGATTATTTCCGAAGTGATTTACATATATAACCTGCAAAGTATTTATATTTTCGACAAAGCAATAACTCTTACATTCAACTCTTAATCTGCAATTTCCGATATATCCAAAATCAAGCACAGGATTCGCAACAAACATTGCTCCCGGCTCATCAGTAAAATTATATCTAAAGGCAGTCATCCCTTCAGGCAATACTCCACTGCTTGCATCCCATTCGTAATCCCATCTTTCTGGAGTTGCACCATAAAGAGCCTCATAAAGTGCATCATAATAGTCCTGTCCATGCTCATCAATCCATCCGACATGAGCAAAACAATTCAACAAAGCCTGTTTTGCTTCTTCTGACAATCCTGGCTCTAATTCCTCAACAGTCTCTTCCAATTCTTCCACTTTATCTTTCAACGCTCCAGAATCAGTTACCAATTTTACGCTGTTCGTTGTGTTTGTTTTGAATTGGCTTACAATAAGATAAGTCGCTCCAGTGGGTACTGTTACGTATCCATTGATAGCATTTGTGACAGGTGTACCGATAAGATTATTATTTGGTAAATTAGCCGGAACACTTGCCGCACTTTGCCACTGATAAACCCCCTCGGCTTCTGAGCCTGTTACGTCTTTTGATAACACAAGGTGAAGCGTGCTTCCTGCCGTAACCAGATATTTAACAAGTTTATAAGACGATGCTTCTACGCATTTACCAGTACCGTCTAATCTCCATCCCTCTGAGGACGCATTGACAGGAATGTTTTCTTCTGTATAATACGTCAAATCGTCCTTTAAAGCAGTTATTTCATCCCCGACCTTCTTGGCATCTGCGGGCTGCCCGGTCTGCGTCAGGGTGTCGTCAATGGTCAGCGTTCTGGCGGCTTCCTCCGCCCGATCCGCGGCATCATCAGCCTCTTCGGCGGCCTGTGTTGCGGTTGCCGCGCCCTCTATAATGGCGTCCAGATTTCTCAGCACGGAATCTGACTGGATCGTGTCCGCGTCCAGTGCTGCTTTCTCGACAAACAAAATAAAGTTCGCGGTATTCAGCACCTTGGATCCATGATATAAAGCCAGCTCATAAATCGACTTTCCTGACACCGCTGCCATCTGCACATCAAAGTCAAAACTTGCGACATATACAGTGGTTCCAGTGTCTGTGTCCTGTGTGGCTGTTAATGTTCCGTCGATTGATATTCCGTTACCGTCCGGTTTTGTTCCCTGGATCACAACGGTAGTACCGCTCTCGACGGTAAACGTTCCTTCGCTGGTATACAATTCAAATTCCAGCCTGATATCACTGTCATACTGGCTGACGCATACCTTTTGCATCGCATAACCCGGAACGAGGTTAAGCCTTTTACGATAAGTGATCAATCTTTTTTCGCCTCCTTTAAAGATTTTTTGAGATCCTTTATCATTTGGAACATAACAGGGATTATGACCCTGTAATTCCAGTCTTCAATTTCCCCTTCTTTATTGTAAATTGCAGCTTCGGGGATTGCCTTTTCCACTTCTTCTGCTATAAACATTGGCATGTATTTGCCTTCTAAGCGGTCGCCTTTCATCAAGTAACCCTTCTTATATTTGGCTCGATATACGCCGATGTCATATGCAGCTTCTATATCTTCTTCCGTCAGCACTCGGTCAATATTTTTGTACCGCCTGGAGGAGGATGATACTTTTGCTATTGTTATTCCGTCTGATCCTGTACCCAACGGAGTACCTGAAGCATAAACTGGATGCTGATAATTGAGTACAACGCCTGTTGTAGTGGTGTACGTGTAAGTGTCTCCGACAACCAATAGTTTATAGACTACTGTCTTGTTTTTCGTGGCTAAGAAACTCATCCATGAAGGACTATCCGTAAGCGTATCGTTCATGGAGTCCCCACAAATCAGTGTTGTAAATCCAGCGGTATTCCCAGAAACATCTCCGTATGAACTCATGTATGCTGTTGTACGCCCCGTATTTGTACCTTTGTTGAAATTTCCAAGAGAAATTAACGCCCCCGTATTGGCCGTGCCTGCTAACAAGGTAATTTTGTTTGCGTATATCTTGTTGTCTTCAACGGTCCAAGAACCAATGCTGGCCTTCGTAGTTGTGAAGGTGCCGTCCATCTTGAGTGAAGTGATATACGTCGGAGAGCTCCACGATGCCCCGTTCGTTATTTGAGCGACATAAAGAACGATGTTACTATTAGTATTTCCGCCTCGTAATCCATACTCATACTCGTAATTTCCACTTGCCGCATGGCTGTACAGCGAACTTGTGTATACGTGTCCACCTGCAGCAGTCGTTCCTGTGTTTGATGTACTGGAAACAGCGAAAGCACCGATCTTGCCCTGCTTTACATCCAGTCCGTCTACGCCAATGGTCGCCATTGCAACTCCGGCATTGGATCCGCTCCCGTAAAATGTCAGATAACTGTCGGACAGACTCATTGCCAGGTCCGTACCGTTCGTGCGGTAGAATGACATCCCCGTAGTGGTGAGTGCGACAGCAGCGTTTTCGGTCAAACCCCTATTGATCACCATTCCGGTGCCACTCAAGGACATAAGGATCTTACTTCGGTTTCTGAAGTTGATCGCGGATGCGGTAAGCTGTGTATTGAACGGATTGTTGGCGTCGCCATTTGCGGTGCCGGTGTTGGATATAACCAGACCATTTGCCGCAGTATAGTACAAGTAATTTGTTGCTACTTTTGCAGCATCTGCCGTGTCTGTTGTAGTGGCGGCATCTACTCCGGATATGGTAAGCGAACTGACCGCCATGCTGAGATCCCAGGCGTTATTGGTCTGCAGGAATTTTAAATAGCTTGTACTGTCACCAAGCACGAATGATCCGTCGCTTCCGAGATAAAATCCAGCCACCGCCGATGAAGCTGCTGTTTTTCCGTCTGTATGAACTGCGTTCTGGTCAATGACAATATTCCCGATTTTCCCCCTTATGGTTTCAAACGACCCATCAAGGTTAATTTTGAAATAATTGTTAGCACTGACCGCGCCGTTAAAATTGATTTTACTTGCGGAAATGGATATGGCCTCTGCAGACTGATTGATCTTGGATATTATTTCATCATTTCCAACCTTGCCATTCACCACGAGCATGATTTCGTCTTCCTTCTGAGAAATGACAGTATTTATAGACCCAGAATAAAAGACCCCAGTATCAAGGTTCCAGTAATTGTTTCCTTGGCTGTCCGAAATAATTCCAAAAATGCCCATCCCCGCGTTCATGCCGTTTGCGGTGATGCCGGTCGTCCAGTCCCAGTCTCGTCCGTCGGCTGTCCGGGTCTTACTGATACAGATCCCCTGCGTGCCGATACCCAGGGCGCCATACATCGGGCTTGTGCTGTCGAGGTTCTCGAACAGGATCGCCATTACGTCCTGACGCTCTGCCAGGTTGTACTGTGTGTGAAATTGGGCGCGAGACCCGTCAATATATCCCTTTACCATTTCGGCTACAATGCTGCCGTCTTCTCGGATAGTGGCGTTTACACGCTGTACTGTACTGTTGACAATCTGCACATAATCTGACTGAAAATCTCCCAGGGTGACATGGACAACTTTTTGCCTGATACAATCCCATATAATGGAAATGACCCTCGAAGTGCTCGTGATGTTCAGTTTGTAATGTCTGCATCGGATCGTGTCGCCAAGCCTTACAGTCTCTAAATGCTTATAATCACTCGTAATCGCCATATCCACATCAAGCGTAATTATCGGAGTATCACACCCATTCGCAAAATCAGCTTCAGCCGCGGCCTCCAGGGCAGCATCGAGCTCTGTTTGATCATCGCAAATAATAATGTCGTCTCTGCCGTCAGTTGCGTCAGCCGCCATGCGAATGTTTTCATAGTGAACTTCTTTTGTGTAGATTTTCGCATAACTGTTCAAGTTAGGAGAATCCACCCATGGCTCGTCACCGGACATAGTATGTCCGTTATATGCGACCGGGATGATCCGTGTGATGATGTTACTGGTATCGACCACATAGGTCACGCCTTCGATGTTTCTGCCGTATCTGGCTTCTACACCGTAATCACCGCCTACACGGTCATTGATGATGACTTTGTAATTGTCGTACAGGATCTCCCCGCCCCATCTTTCGATAAAAGTCGGGGATTCGTTGCCGTTAATGGCCGAAAGCAGGTTTCGCCGTACGAAGTAAGCGGTTTCTGTAGCAGAAATGTTGGATTCCCCGCTGTACGGACTGTCTGCTGTCATAAGATTCAGTGCTTCCTGCCCGGTCTTTCCAGTGGGTCTGACGTCCATCAGGAAGCAGTCATTTGCGCTGTCGTAGAAGATGGGATAAGCGATTGCGTTTATCGCGTCGTCCGTTTTTGTTACTTTTGCAATTCTATACAGCTGATCATTAACCTGCCAGGTCGGCACTTTTACAACCGCTTCCTCAGTGATCAATTTCCACCGGCCTTCATCGTCAAGCGGGGCATCGAGCGTGAGCACCCATGTGCCGTTCAGTTCTGCCTTAAGATCACAAGAAAAGCAAAAAAGTACAGCATCGCCGTTTTGCTGGAAGTTTTCGTTGCCAGGTACATATATCTGAATCATTTATATGCACCTCCATTGTGGTTTTATCCGTACAGTAAACCCGTTAGTCTTTATGAGTGTGTTTCTGCCTGGCTGTAGCCACAGGTCCTGGTAATCCCCGCTGACTGTTGTATTCGCCCATGTGGAATCATCCCGGTATGTGATCATTCTTTCGGTATCAACAACGGCTTTGGTTCCGACCGTCACAACGAATTCTTTTCCATTCACGGTCAACGTGCAGGTACCGTTTCCAGATATGATGTATATCGGATGACATTCCGCATATTCATTTATTACCACCGCAGGAAGGTCGATTATCGTGTCCCCGTTGTCCAGATAGGTATAAGGATCACAGTAAAACTCTGCCGTCACCTCTCCGATCGTCCATGCCATCCGTGCGCTGGACGTGATCTGCACGTTGCGGACCCTGTAGTGGAATCCTGCATCGTCCGAAAAACTCAGATCCCCGTTATCCCCAGACAATAACCATGCCTTGACCTGCCTGTAGATCGTATGCCATTCATCCCGGTCATGATTACTGTTGAAAGAAAACGTAATAGGAATACGGATATCCTCAAAATGATCGTCCGTATCGTAATATGATCCGTCCCGCCCCGCAATCGTTGTGACCGCTACCCTCCGGACAGGAGCCGGGACGGATGGTCTTGATTTCGCGTGGCATCCGACAGATTTATCTGTAATGCCTCCGTATGTCACTGTAAAACTCATGCCCCTGCTCCTCTCATAAGATTCTTTTGTTTCTGGCCCATGCCTTCGATGGCAGTATTGACGATGTAGCCTTTAAATTCCCGGTTCCCAATCATGACCGTCACGTTCGGCGCCTGCGGATTGCTCAGGGATTCCGCCAGTCCGGTCAGTGCGCTCATGCCTGCGGACAGCTGACGGATCGCGCCTGCGGTGTCAGCCCTGCCGATCTCTACGCTGGAGATCCTGTTGAGCTGTTCCGCTCCGGCATATCCGATCTGCTGAGTAAGGTCGGTGTAATACGCGCTTCCAGACAGCTCATCCTGTGCTGCCTGCATGGCTGCCCTCGCGGATTCGGCAGCAGACTGTGCAGCCTTACTGCGGTTCCGTTCAAATCCCAGTGCAAGGCCTTCGTCAGACAGTTCGCCGATATCCTCGAACGCTTTTGACGGGCTGTTGATCTGGAGCTCTGCCCGTGCGGACTGCAGCGCGTTCCGTGCCACCTCGATGGCTGCGTTAATAGCGTAGGAAGCGCCGTTGTAAATGCCGTTCGCAAGCCCCACGGCCATGTTATAGCCGATTCCGGACCATTCCCCCGCATAGGCTGCGACTTCATCGGTCGCGCCTCTGCCTTCCTGTTCGGCGGCGTTGTAGGCTTCCGGAGCTGCTGAATCAATGCCTTCCGCAAAGCCATATCCCGCGTCTTCTCCGGTATCCCGGAAATAATCAACGGATTCGTGAATCAGGTCTTCACAGTCGGAAACCATGCTCTTGACCGCGTTCTCCGGGTCAGACGTGATCTCCATACCATGCGCAAGCATCTTCGCCAGATCCCTGCCCAGATCCCGGTAAGGCTCATAGGCCGCATCAGAAACGGCGGCAGCCGCCTCGACCAGTGCCTCGGAAACGCCTTTGACATATTCTGTCTTACCCTGCAGACCGGTACCAAGCGCAAGGCCTGCCAGAGCACCATTGGAGTTGAATTCGTTGACTCCAAGGCTTCCTGCGGCGACTGCAGCATCCATGACCACTCCGGTCGCTGATTCTGCAGCTCCTGCCTGCCCTTCGATACCTGCAGCGATTTCCGCGCCGGCTTCTTCGCCGACTCCGGTCGCATCAACGTTCGCGTCATTGACAGCGCCGGACATGGTATTTTCGACAGCTGCCTGCACTTCCGGTTTGGACTCCGCGATGGACTGTCCGACAGCCCCCATATAATTCTTAGCCGCGGACGAATAGCTTGCCAGTGTCGCCGCACTGGTCTCTATCTGCATAGCCGCGTCATAATTCGCGGATACCTGATAGAACTTTTCGGTGTCATTATTCAGCGCATCGACAAGAGCCTGGACTTTTTCACCGGCCTTTTCCGGGCCTTCATCCAGTAAGGTATCGTACAACTGCTGAGAGAATCCACTTCCTGCCATCTGCCCCAGGATGGTCATGTTTTCCACCCAGGCGTTCAGGCTTGCGGTCTTCTCGTTCAGGTTGTTGATCATGTTGTCGATGGCATTGGAACCTTCCTCGCCAGACATGTCCAGAGCACCGACATAGCCTTTCATGGTGTCGGTGACTTTTTCGACAAGGGAATTATACGCGTCTTCCAGTTCCTGAATATGGTCAACCTGTTCCTGGCACCAGTCAGCGAATTCTGTCTCGGTCAGTTCCTGCTGTTTTTCTTTGAAGCGGTCCGTCTGTCCGATCAGTTCGGTTGCCTTGTCAATGGCTTCCTGCTGTGCTTTGGTCAGCTCCTGGGTGGCTTCGGTTTCTTCCTGTTCCTCTTCCGCCAGTTCTGAAACACTTTCCGCCAGTGCCTGCTTGTTTGCGTCCGCCTCTTCGGTCGTTACTGCATTCTCGTCCGTGGCTTCGGTGTTTTCCTGTGTCCGCTCAGTAAGACCACTCAGGGCGTCCTCCGTCTCGTCAATGATGTTCTGCGCTGTATCCATCTGCTCATTCGCAGTTTCCTGTACAGCTGTAGCTTCGTTCAGATTGCCCCGCAGTTCGAGGTATTTCGTCCCCAGTTCACCGGTCGTCATGCTTAACTGTTCTTCCGTCATTCCGGTCGATTCCAGTAAGCTGTTCAGCTGTTTCTGGGCTTCTTCGGCGGCGTTGTCTGCCTTTGCCTTCTCAATGGTCGCTTCAGCGAGTCCTCTGTACGCTTCCGCCTGCGCATCGAGCATGGCGGTCTGCAGTGCGGCGTCCCGCGCATTGTCAAAGAGCGTTTCAATCTCTTTGTTAGTTAGATTGATGCTTCCGGTCGCCTCGTCGAAGTTCGCTGCCAGTTCCGGCATGGTTCCAGACAGGTCTTCCACAGCGTTCTGCATCTGGAATTTTTGAAACTCGTTCAGTTCCCCGCCCTTGTTAATGATTTCCTGCAGGTCAAGGATAATCTGCTTCTTTGCATCGAGGTCTGCCATTTCCGTATAGGCGGAATTCATTTTTTCTTTGGCAGTGTCGAGCGTGGCGGCGACTTCTTTCTGCGAGGTCTCGATCTGGTCAATAAATTCCTGAATCTCCGTCTTATGCGGAGTGATCGCTTCGGTGATGTTGTTAATAAATCCCGTTGCAAGGTCTACTGCTCCGGAGAGCTTATCCGAGAAATACCCATACAGTGCGATTCCCAGACCTTCTGTAGCAGAATTCAGCAGTTCCAGTTCACCCTGCAGATTATCCTGCATGGTTACGGACATGTCCTTTGCCGCACCGTCGCAGTTTTCCAGAGCAGAATGAAGCGTGTCAACGCTGTCGCCCTCTGCGTTCATCAGTGCCAGCCATCCGGACATGGCATTTTTGCCCGCGATGGTGTTCGCGTAATTGACCTGCTCTTCCTCAGACAGCCCGCTCCAGACCGCTCTTGCGTCGGTCAGGACGTCATTCAGGTTTCGGGCTGTTCCGTCGGCGTTGTAGAACTGCACGCCCAGCTCCTCGGTCAGCGTTCCCAGAGCGCCCAGCTTTGTACTGGAAGCACCGGCGTCGGTCGCCAATCTTGTCATGATGGACCGCAGGGAAGTACCTGCCTGCGAGCCCTTGATACCGGCATTAGCCATCAGGCCGACCGCTTCAGCGGTATCTTCCATGGAATATCCAAGCGCACCGGCAACAGGAGCGGCGTACTTGAACGTTTCGCCCATCATCTCGACGTTGGTGTTAGCATTACTGGAAGCCGCTGCCATAATGTCAGCAAGTCGTCCGGACTCACCGGCGGACTCGCCGAAAGCGGTCAGCGCATCGGTCACGATGTCGGATGTCGTGCCGAGGTCGGTGCCAGATGCGGCGGCAAGTGCCATGATGCCGTCGAGGCCCTGCAGCATGTCGTCGGTCTTCCACCCGGCCAGTGCCATGTATTCCACAAAAATGTTATCGTAAAGGCTTTTTATCCTCTACTTCTTATGGTTTCCCATAAGTTCAGCATATATCTTCACCCTCGTTCATACGTTAGGCATTCCAGTGGACTAATCTGGAACGTGACAGCCTGTATCTGTCAGTGTCGGAGACTCGTGGAGGGGTTTTTGCTTCCATATCGCTCACCCTCTATGCGTTACAAAGACTGCCTGGTCTGCAGCCCTCTCGGTATCGGCTTATCATCTCTGACTTAGCGTTCACCGATTTTCCCCGATATACACCGCATATTTCTATGCGGCTGGCCCGGAATACGTTGTGTAACGTAGTGTTAAGCCTTGTCCTGCCTCTTCCGCCGTGAATTTGGTCGTGCGGCCCATCTCTTCGGCTTTTTCGGTCAGCTTCGACATTTCAGTGGCTGAAGCACCGGATATCGCCTGTACTTTGGACATTTGCGACTCAAAACTGCTGCCGACTTCAATAACATATTTGGCGGCGTCAATGGCTTTTCTGCCAAGTTCCACCAGTGCGTCGCCGGCAAGGTCTATGATCTTGTTCTTGACCATGTCACCCAGCGAGACAGACAGCTTCCCGGTATCTTCGGCGGCCTCTTTTACTTCGTTGCCGTACTTGTCGATTGAGGTCGCACACCCGTCAGCGGACCGTTTTGCCTCGTCAAGGTATTTGTCATTCTCTGCCAGTTCTTTATCGCAGTTGTTTAACTCCTTATTGGCAGTGGTTACTTCCTTCTGCCAGCTGTTTACTGCTTTTCTGGCGGCTTCCTGCTTGTCGGAGTACTGATCCAGTTCCTTCTGGAGTTCTTCAACGTTCCGCTCCTGCTCTTTGTAGGCGTCTGAGCTTTCCAGACCGGCAGCCTTCAGGTCGTCCTGCTTCTTTTTGGCCTCTTCCAGTTCCTTCGATAGCGCCTCGATGCGGTCGCCGTATTCGTTGTACTGGGTCTTTGCGTTCTTCAGGCCGTCCAGAGCAGCTTCAAGCTGTGCCTTGTATGCCTTCTGCTTTTCGGTCAGCAGTTCGTTCTTTTTGGTGAGTGCCTCAATACTGTTCTCGTTGTCACGATACTCAGCAGACAGCGTACTCAGCTCACCCTTTAATTCCTGTGTTTCTTTTTTGCACTCACGGAGTGCCTGCTTATACTCTCTGTCTCCATCGAGGGCTATAGTTGCCCTGATCTTTCCGTTGGCCATTGCCCCCTCCATAAAAATAACGGACGCAAAAAGGGCATAGTGCGCCTTCCGCGTCCGTGTATCACCGCAATTATTAAGTTATTACGGCAGGCTGTCGATATCGGCCACTCTGGCCTTCACATGCCTTCCGTGTTCTTCGAGGTATTCCACCCACAGAGTTAAGAATTCCCTCGGTGTCATATAGAGCATCTCTCTTTTACTGCAGTGGAAATGCTCCATGCCCCTCATGACATCGCGGGCAACATTGATAGGCTCTAGTGCTGCCCGCGGTTCACGTTTTTTTCGTCGTCCTCTTCGTCGTCATCTTCGTCGTCATCTTCGTCCGGGACCCCGATGGACTCTTTCCAGGATGCGATCAGCGCTTTGACGACTTCGTCCCCGTTGATCCGGTTGACAAGGAATCCGATTTCCTCGCGCGTGTATTTCTTTAAACTGGAACTGCCTTCGAAGTATTTCTGGCGCGCTATCTCATTATTGAGCAACAGGAACATCAGGTCCAGAACAGGCTTCGCCTGATAATGCTGGATGGTCTTGCCGTCTTCGTCGGTCTCGCTCCACAGGATCTTGAGGATCGCGTTGAACGGATGCCCGCCGTACAGCTCCTGCACCTTTTCAATAACGCCATAATCCCAGACAAGGCAGCGCTCCTCACCATTGAAGGTGAGAAGTGCGCCCTTAGGCTGAAGGTCCGTGCTTATCATTCAGAGATCCCCGCCTTGCCGTTAAGCCATGTTTTGGCAGCTGCTTCGGTGGTGAAGGTCTCACGCTCTTTCCAGAGGTGGTTGGCAGGGATAAGGATATCACCTTCCAGAGTCACATGGTTGAACGTCACGTTTTCCTGCTTGGTTGCGTTGTCGTCATTCGGCTCACGGAACTGAACTTTGGCATACCATTTCGCTACCCACTGACTGCCGGACTTGCCGATCGCACCGCAGCCAACGAACGGAGCAACATCGGTATCCTTGTACTGGATAGCGGTGTCAGCGCCAGTTGCGGCGGTATGTCCGAGAAGCATGGTATAAATGTCGTCCTCGTCCCTGTTCAGCTCGACGGTCAGCGTGCCGCCGGTCACTGTATTGTCAGTGTCGACCACGATGTCGTCACCGTAGTCCTTGCCGGTCGCCTGATTGACGGATCCGTTGAATCCGGCTACAGGGCTGATGTTTTTCCCGCCGGAATAAGTGATCGTACCGTCAGTCGCTTCAGTTGCGACCGCGAAAACCGCATATCTAATGCCAGTTTTAGCCATTGTCTTAGTCCTCACTTTCTAAATCGTATTCATTTTCAATGCCACACTCAAACACCAGATGCCGGATCTTGTCTGTCGTGTCGGATGCGTCCGTCACAGTCGGCGGCGTAAAGCCTGCAGCGACCAGTGCGGCGCGGATCCTGCGCTTCATGTCGGCATATGAGTTATTGAGCGGGCAAAAGTAATGTATCTGCATACTGGCGACATAAGCCTGCGGAAGGTCATCCCCCAGGTCTCCCACGCTGTCGTCAGCGTAGTTGTAGGTGAAATACTCTTTTCCAGTACCCGTATACAGATTTTCCGCTACCGGGAGGCCGAACGGCCTCAGCGCGGTTACAATGATCTTGTTCACACTATCAGCCATAATCAGCCTCCTGTTATCTTGTCAATTTCCTCGGAAAAGACCTCCTGCATGACAGCTTCGCACTTGTCTCTTGTGCTGTTGATCGCCGTTTCCATGTATGGTTTTGCGGTCCGGTACTGCGTGCCGTACTCCATGATCGCGGCGATCTTCGCATAATCAACGCCCTCTTCGTTCTTTCCGACAGGGCGGACCACTGAATATACGCCGTACTGGTTTTTCTTTGCATTGGTCGGCGCGAAGGACTTCGCAGTGTTTCCAGTGGCATATCCGCCGGTCGCTTTCGTCTCGAATGCCTTCCGGATGCCCTTCTCCAGTACGGGGGCAGCCTTGTTGACCGCCTTCTTGCATATATCAGTGTTCGTGTTGCTCAGCTTGTCGAAAATCTTTTCCAGTTCGTCGAACGCGTCTGCTTCAAAATGGAAGTTCGCCAATCAGACCACCTGCTCTTTCAGGTCTGTCCAGATCTCTAAATATTCCTTGTTGTCACCGTATGGGTTGACATACAGAATATTATGGTCCAGACCCTTGTACCGCACTACCATCGCTGCAGTGATTTCGGTGTCAGTGTATCTGATCAGAAACCGTTTCTTCGCCTGTGCCAGTTCCGTGCCTGCCTTGACGAGCTCAGTGCCGCTGGTGTTCGTGACCTTCGCCCAACAGTTGCGGACGATATGCTCACTCTCCACAAGATGCCCCTCGTCGTCGTAGGTCTCCCCGTCCGACAGCTGGACGATCAGGATCTTTTTGTTAAGGTCGCCCGGATCTACGTACATCACTCATCACCACCCTCCAGAGGAACCGATGGGACGAAGTTCGTCCGGTGCCGGAACAGGACCGACTCGACCACCCGGTTGATGTTGTCCTTTTCGACATACATCGCCCGGTTGTCATACATATCCTGAACCAGAACCATGTAAGCAATGTAGAAGTCCTCGTGCTCGTCCAGTTCTATCTCGGTGAGGCCCGTGTAGTCAATGATAAACTGCTTTGCGGCTGCCATCATCGGCGTCAGGATTGGATCCGAAGCGTCGTCTAACCTTAAGAAATCGGCTACGTTCTGGACCGTAATATCACTTATTCGCACGGGCCTTCACCCCTTTCCTCTGGGGTTTCTTCGGAGGGGCTGCCTTTGCTGTGTTCACTGCGTTTTTCTTCGCTCCACACTTAACCATTGGATTCCACCTCCAGACCGCTTAAGTCGTATTCCTGCGTTACTGTACTGATCCCGTTTGCCGCCACTACAGTAAGTGTCTGTGTATCCTTGTCGGCAATCCGCAGGACTGCGATGCCATCGTCGTCAAGCTCTGTAGCCTCTTCGTCACCGGTCAGCTGTACGGTGATCGTCGCGGGAACCGGAGTGCTGATATGCAGTGCGAGGAAATTCCCCTTCTGCAGATCGGTATCCTCCGAGAATCCCGTGTAATCAGTCAGATAATTCAGTGTTCCGGTAACCGCACCTTCGCCACTGATCACCACATCCGACTGCAGATCACTTACTGTCTTGCCGTAGAGGTCGGTGCTTGCGTCAATGTCAGCATCGGCCGACAAGGTCATGAAGGGTCCGCAGCTGCCATCTTCAGGACGGCGATCTTCTGCTCGTTCTCGATCTTAGCGTCGCACTCCAGATATCCGACTACGCCGATCGCGTGCTCAGTTGCGAATTTCTCACGAAGGACCTCGATGTCGATGTTCTCGGAGATCTTCAGTGCCAGGCCAGAGAAGTCACCATAGTAGATCGCTGTGGTGCTTGCGGTGAAGTTCGGCATGTTGTCGGATACGTATACCGGTTTTCCGAGCAGGGTGTATCCGAATCCTTCCCTGTAGTCCGGATTCAGGAGATATCTGTCTTCCTTGTCTTTCAGTTTGCGGATCGCTTCTCTGGTGGACGGAGCCATGATCCAGCAGGCGTCTGCCTGGAATACATCCTTAACCGCGCACTGCAGGCCGATCAGGTCGTCAGCGGTAACATAGGATGCACCGGTAGCGGTCTTGGTGTTGGTTGCCTGGGACAGGCCATCAATGTGGCTGTTTGCGTGGTCGCCGATCAGGAGCTGATACTCCAGCCAGCGAGCAATGTTTTCGCCCATGTCGTCAACAACAAATCCAACGATGTCGAACTGGCTGTTGTTTACGAGGGATTTGCTGACTTTGGTCAGGGCGCCGGCAAGGAATGCCTGCAGGGTGATGCTCTGGAATTTGCCGGTCGTGGATGCCAGTTCAGTAAACTCAGAAGCATAAGCAACAGAGATGCCGGTCTTGTAGGTCTCGCCTGCCTTCGGGTAGTACGGGATCTGCAGGGTGCCTTTCACGTTGTATCTGGTCGCTTTTGCTGCTACCGGGCAGACGTCAAACACCTTCTTAATGATCTTGTTTGCGATCGTGGTCGGGATGGTAGCTGCACCGTCGGTTTTTTCCAGGTTATAATCAGTTCTCTCTTCAGATACAATTCCGCGGAGATAATCCGCGAATGCCCTCTCCTCTGCGAGAGCTCTTTCTTCTACAGTCATTGTTTTGTCCTCTTCTTTCTTGGGCTCAACAGGTTTCATCTCGGCAGCCATCGCCCTCTCTTCTGCCTCGATGGTCTTTTTCAGTGCCTCGGCGTTCTTCGCAAGCTCGTCAAACTTCGCCTGCTCCTCCTCGTTGAAGGCTCTCTCTTCGCCGGATTCGTCTACAGCTGCTGCCACCATCGACTCCATCTCTTCGATCATGGCGTTCTTCTTTTCGGTAAGTGCTTTGATTCTCTTATCGTGATTCATTTTTTAGACCTCGCTTTCTGCAATAAAAAAGCACCGGGTTATCCAGTGCTTACTTCAGTGCATTGATTCTGTTTGTGTATGTTTCGTGGTACTTGGGTTTTGGTTCTGGTGCCGGTTCCGGCTCAGGTGTCGGTTCCGGTTCGGGCGCCGGCTCTGGTTCCGTCCGCTGTTCGGTCGTGTCGACGAACTCGATGCTCTCGGAGTCACCGGCTCTGCACTCGACAGATTCCTCAGTGTCAGCCCTCACCTCGATGGAGGTAGAGGAATACACCGGAACCTTGTTCATGACCAGCGTGATCTCGTCCATGTCCAGATCCGTGATGTGCCTGATCGGAAGTCCTTCCGCTCTCACCTCCAGAACATCCTTCGGGTTCCGGATGTTGAACGACCATCCTTTAAGTTTCCCGGCTCTTGCCCCGTCGATCACCTCGGGATCCGTCACGACAGACTCAGCCCGGAGTCCCACGGCGTCTTCCCTGACGGACAATGTACCGGTATCTGTTTCAGCCAACACGCGTGAATGGTCATGATCCAACAGCATCTGGATGTTTCCAGCGCGTTCGATCGCTTTCGCGAAGGCACGCTGTTCGATGATCTCGATCACACGCCCATGCGGTGTCATGACCGGACGGCTCTGCCTGCCGGGTACGTTGACGTACCCACTGATGTGTAGACCGTCAGCTCTCAGTTCCGCTCTCATCCTGCTCACCTCCTTCCGTTGTGGTTATATCTGAAACGGTTCCGGCATTGGCACCGGCTCCGTCTTCGAGATTCATGGAGGCGTTGGTGTTCGGGGTGTAGATTTCCTTCGTTGTCGGATTGTAGAAGACGGTGTTAAGGTTCAGCTGTATCCATTCGATACCAAGCGGTTCCATGTCTTCCATCTGTCTTACTTCGTCTATCTGCAGGAAATTCTTTTCGAGTCCGATCTTATACGCTTCATACCGGTCTTTGATGGATCCACGTGTCAGCTCCTTTGTGTTGAAGCTGAAAAACATAGAAGACTTCTCATCTTCGTTCAGCAGGTCACGGTTAAGGGAGCATTCAATGTCCGTCATCACAGCCACGCACGCCCGGATGAACTGGTCCTTGTCGTTGTCGGTCATGGAATTTCCGACTTTTGAACCGCAGATCATGCTTGCAGGGATTCCAAACAACTTGCAAATTTCCTCTGCATTAGATGCCTTGTTCTCGTTCATCTGGAGCTCTTGGGCTGAAGCAGATGCTTCCTGGAACTTGACGCCATTGTTCAGGATGACCACATTCTCGTCCGATTCGCCATACAGTCTCCGGAAACCATCTTTCAGGGCATCGACCGCGTTCTGAGAAAGGACTTTTTCAGACTGAAGGAAGCCTCGTTTCGTTCCGCCCTTCTTTGCCTGTGCAAGCTCATAGACCAACTCTGTGTAAGCTACATTCAGCACAAGCGGATCGTCATCCACAATGCTACGGCTTGTCATGCCGTCCTTCGTCTTCCGTAGGATCTTAAAAAACTTGCTTGGCAAGTACTGATTGCCCTGCACTCCGATTTTGTACTCCTTAAAAATCGGGTCGAAATTCTGCTGACTGATGTACAGGTCTTCTTCATTCACATAATGGATGGATTCCAGCGAATTCCATTTTTTATTAAGATAAGCAAACCCGCCCTTGCCCAGATAGTAATCTTCCAACATCGCCCGCCAGAACATCTTCGCCGTCAGCGTGTCTCCTGTGTCATCGTTCAGGAGCCGGATGCGCTGGTCATTCTCCACGATTTCAATGTCTCCGCCGTCTTTTCTGCGAAGAAGCTGGATCGGCAGCTGGCAGATCGTATTGGTGATAATATCGATACACGCCTGGACCGTCGGGATCTGAAGCGCCATAGCCTTGGAGACCGTGCTTCTGTCCAGGAGTGCCCGCAGGAGGGTGTCGCTGACCACTTCATTCTGGAGCGCAGTAGCGTCAGTGTCTGCCCTGATTTCGGGTTTTCGTCTGAATAAATCAAAAAAGCCCATGTTTTTACCTCTTTCTTTTTATGCTAGCTGAATGATAAAGTTGTCATCACCGAAAATGATGTCCTGCTGTAGCAGGTAAACGGCATCTATCGTTGCCATTGTTGCATCCACTTTGCCGTTCGATTTTTTCTTATTAACGTAGGATCTCATTCCAGTGTCATATGTACATCTGGCGTTTTCGAAATTCACCTCGTACAGCCTGTTGTTCTCGTACCGGAACTGCTGATTCAGGATCTTCTCCTTCAGCAATTTGGTAGGCATATGAAGCGTATCGGAGTGCTGCCTGACTTCAACTGTGTTATACTTTGTCTCCCACTTCTGAGCAGAGCTCAATGCCTGATACCGGTCATAACCAATAGCCTGTATGGATACGCCGTATTTCTCTTCCAGACCAAAGACATAGTCTTCAATCACTGAATAATCCACCGTCATATCCCCGCAGGCGATGCACTGCCCACTCCGGATGAACTGGTGATAGTCCAGCTTCTCGAACCGGATCTTCTCTTCTATCCTGCCTTCTGGAATAAAGACCATCGGGAGCGCCAGGATGTTGTCGTCTTCGTCCACGCTGACCATTACCACACTGCAGTTATCATTCGTCATGGCAAGGTCAACGCCCACGTAGACCACCCTCCCAGACCAGTCGATGTGTTCCGTCCTGCAGGCCTGCACCTGCTCGATGCTGACATAGGACTCGGTGCCGACGCCCTGGTATATGATGTTGCAGTGTTTGGTTATGAAGTTTTCCCGCTGACTTTCAACTTCGATTGCGTCCCGCCTGCTGTCTACCAGTTCATTCCATACCGGCTTTAATTCCAGTGCAAGCGGATTCGCGTGCCGCAGGATGCTGTCGTCTGTCGCCCAGTCTTTCGTGTTGTCTGGTTCGTACAGCAGGCTGAATACTTTTTCATTGTCTATGATCCCGTCCAGGACCTTTTTGCTGTACGCGACTTCATCTTCCAGGGGATTCTGACTCGTCGGATATTTGGTGGATATCAGGAACCCGAGCCGGTTCTGCACCAGAAGCTGACCGGAGCGCATGGCACCGATTGCGTAAGCAGTAGGCAAGGCACCAACTTCATCGCAGAGGAAAACCGACGGTTCTTTGCCATCAAGCCGATTAGTGGAATAGTTCAGCGGAGTATACTTTGTCTTGGTAGGCTTATGCAGGATGTAATCCCGCAGGATCTTAAATTCGCCGTCTTCAAAGACGTCCGCGTTCGTCCGGATCAGCGGTTCCAGGGCTTCTTTGATTTCTCTAGCAAGCTGTCCGTCCGGAGCAACTGAAAAGAACCTGCTATAAGCAGGCTCCAGATAAAACAACAACATGAACAGGATTGCCACTAAAAACGTTTTCCCGTTCTTCCGGGCCACTTCCAGAAGCACTCTTTCATATCTTCGCTTCCGCTTGTCATCCCGTCTGACAGTACAAATAACCGCAGTGATCAACAGCCACTGATATCCTGCAAGCGCATGGTAAATGCTCTTGCCCGTCTTCGGCCCTTTCGCCATCTTCAGGACCTTAGTGATCTTGTAGATTTTCTCAAGCAGTTTGTGATTGATGCAGTAGGTCGTGTTCTTATCGTCCCAGTCTTCCAGGAAGCTCTTACACTGCAGTTTCACATACTTCGGAGCGTCTATGTCCCCACTAACAACAGCCCTCGCATAGACTTCTGCCGGATGCTTATTCGTCTTCTTCGTCGTCCTCATTCAGTAATTCCATGAGCGTCTTCTTCTTTTCCTGTCCGGGCTTTACAGTGGAGATTGAAAGCTTTGCCCTGGACTGGGGAGACATGCAGAACTCATTGCACAAACGCAGGAAATCCCTGGAATACTTTTCCCGCGCCTGCATCAGTTTCGATTCCAGAAGCAGGTCTATGTTTTCGTTGATCTGTTTCTCAAGCTGCTGCATCCGGTCCACACAGATCGACAGCTGTGACAGCGCGAACAGATCCAGATTCCCGAGTATCTTCGCCTCATCAAGTTCGGCAAGTACATAATTGAAGATCTCCACCTGAGCGTCTGTCAGATATAAAGGCGGAACCAGTTTGTCAGTACCGCCACGCAGCTTGTCCTCGATCTGGAGCCTCTGTTCCGTCTCGTCCTTGCTGATTTTTGCTGTTTTGGCAGCCACTGCCTTGGCTGGTCTTCCCATAAGTTAGTCACCTCTTATTCGTTTTTGGCTATTTTTGCAAAAAGAGGTCTGAAATAAAGATTGATCTGAGCGCCGACGAAAATGATATACATACAGGAGGCAGCTATGAAACTTGTCAAAACGGAGG